ATTAAATCGCCAGCCTGATGAGTCGGCAGTGTCAAGCTTGTTCCCGCCGCGCTTGATGCATTAACGTAAGTAATCGCCACTACAGCACCGGTTCCTCTCCGCTACCATCCCAGGACGATAACGCTTCGCGGAATGCTTGCAACCGATCTGTTGCTTCATCCTCTAGCTCTTGCTTGCGGACTTCGGTAGTGATCTGCGATAGAGTTGGTTCAGCTTGGTATCCTGCTGTAGTCCATCGTGGTATTCGTCCTAGTCTTTTAACCGCATCACGCACCGAATTCGGCCAAGATCCTGCAACCGCTAGCTGATCGATCATGCCTTGCCGCAGATCGTCAGAAAGCGAGATGCCGACAGTAACAAAAGCATCGTAGGCAGCACTAAGAATCGGATCTTGTTCCGCTCCTGCCTTGAATGTTCCGAGCACTAGCCGAGATGCGTTTAATCCATCAGTGCTTGTGCCAAACGCCGCAAGAATGTCGTTGGTTACGACTTGAATTCCTGTCGGCACTGTTTCCATCAAAAAGTCGTAGCGTTCTTGTGCTGTCATGTTACCTACTTAAAACAAATGCGATGATGATAATTAACGTCCACATGACAAGCCCGATTGCGAGTGCTGTGGCGATGCCTTTGGCTTCCGAAAGGTTGTCTGTCACGATACGATTGACTCCGCAATAGGACGAACAATTGATCTGGCTATTGGCCTAACAATGCCACCTGATGCACCACCGCTTGATCCTTCAGTCACGTTGACAGGCTCCCAAGTCGTCTGCAGCATTTGCCCGCGTCCTGACTCAATAGACTGGTTGTCGTAAACCAGATCTTCGAGACGCTGGAAATCTGCCCCCTGGACTGGGAATCCCCACAAGTACCGGACCTGCAATCCAGCCAAGTTGCTCGGAGGTGATGCAAGTGTAATGGTGATTCGATTTGATGCTGTGATCTGCACGCTCGACACCGTTAGCGTCGTGCTGAAAGCATTGTCTGAAACTTCAAATCCAAAGACGTTGCTCGCACTCGATCCCTCGTTTGGCGTCTCTAAAGCGGTTCCGCTGGTATGTGAGACATTGACAGTTATGACAGTCCCGTCTGCGTTGCGATTGCAACTGCTGATCGAGGGCCCTTGATCTGACAGCGACGTGTACCCATAGCGAAACGCGATAGAGCGACCATATCGGACACCACCGCGACGATAACCTGCTCTGCCTTGGTGCGGTCCCGCAGTCCATCCGGTAAACTGACTCGTTGCGTCTGGTACAGTTGTCCATGCCGGTGTGACAGTCTGCACTTTTGTCGTTGCGTTGTAGGTCGTCCCGGTTCGTGTTTGCCCTGCACCTGTGCCAGCAACGATCGTTATCGATGTCACTGGTTCAGATGCGACCCCATCGTAATCTGCTGGTAGTGTAATCGAGCTTGCTCCACCCGCCTGAGCAGTGCCGACTATCTCCCCAATGATCTGCATGTCCTGGTAATGCCAACCGAGAAATATCTGTGTCCCAAAGCTAGGATGGTTTGCCGCCCAGTTTCGCTGTATTCGCCGGATCGCAAAATTACTGGCCGGTGGGGATGATGTTTGTCGATTGTGCGGAATCATCACCAATATAGGATTGATGCCACGCACAGCACATGCGGATTGCAATCGAGCCCAGAAAAAGTCACATATAATCTGCCAATTGGCTTCGGTTGTGTTTGTGTCGTTAGACCCATTTAACCAATAGAAAACAACGTCTCCACCACGCACGTCGAAAGCATCGAGTCTAGATACCATTCGCGGAAAAGTGTTTTCTACGTCGCTGCCCGTAACCGTCGCGGAATTAACTGTCCGACTAACTCCGCTCGTCAAACCAACAGCCAGGTTGGTCGATACTGGCGTAACGTCCAAATACCTGACAACAAGCGACGTGCCGCTCGACGAAACGACAATAGCCGTTCCTCTCAACACGCTACCGCTAGTCCTGATCTCTACCGTCTCCCCAACCGTGTACGTGCCAGATGATGCGAGAGTAAGCGTTGCGTATCCTGCCCAGTGATCGATACCTGTACCACCCGCAGCGGCAGGGGTGTAGCCTATAGGTCGGCCTGACGTATCAGAGCTAAACTGATTTGCCAACGCGCATAATCCGACGGGAGTTTCTGCCGACGGTATTAAAGCAGGCTCATTTAGGCTGGTGCTTTGTATGCCAGTGTAACCCAAAAGCAATGTGCCAGTCAGCGTATCAATACCAAGTTGCGACTGGTCTAGTCTAGCCATTGGAGATTGGCCAGTCGACACCACCATTGGAGCACAATAGACCGGCGTGTCACCGAGGTATTGTATTGATGTTGTGTTTTTATCTCTGGCTTGGATGTAATACGGACCTCCCTCTGGAATGTCTGCTACCCCTGACCAGTTACCGCTGGACGCTGCAAACGATGTAAAGTCCGTCCAGTCTGCAACAACTCCTAGCGAGTCATTGAGCACTCGGAATTGTGCTGCTGTCGGTGTGTAGTTGTGGTATGTCCCTCGCAATGTCGGCGTTGATTTTGCCTCGTTGATTTTTCGCGGGAACACTCGATACGACTTGAGATATTCGAGCCTTAATTGATTGCCAGTCGTGTTGACTTGTAGTGGCGAGCCGCTTGGGCGATTGGTCCAAGTGCCTGATTGCGTTGCCGTTCCTCCGCCCCAGTCGTTAGTAATCGTTGACGCTGCGGAATTGAACGCGAGAAAACTTAAACGATTGCCTGCACCTATGATAGTATCTGGATCGGTACCCGCCGCTATCGATTCCATGTTGGCTTGAGTCAATGCAACTGAGCCAACAAAAAATGTTCCTATTGCTCCTCGATGCTGTTGGCCAAACGAGCTTGCCGCTAAACTTCGACTACCAAAAGATGTATTATACGTTCCGGTGCCGAGCAATGTTGCTGTGCCATTGGCTGTACATAACCAATACTCAATCGTGCTGCCGTTGCGCTGCAGAAACGCCCAATACGTTTGATTTGTCAAAGACAATACGTTGGCCGCTGATAAAAACGTCGCAGCGGGAGTAACTAGATCTGTTGAGGACACACGCACGCGAATACGCATCGCGTGCGGAAGCGATGCCGCCTCTGCCCCAGTAAAGCCTATGCCCCAATCGTTGCCGCCTGAGCCTGTTGTTATCCCAGTCGTGCCAATTAGCCAACGATTGACCGTATCGCCTCCCGATGGACCCTTCATGGTGCCGATATCAAACTGGACCGCTATCACCCAATCGCTATCTGGAATGGTAAACGCTGGAAGCGTGTAAGTCCTTGCCGATATATTGACCGGACCGAAATTGACAGAGCCTTGATTGAATGATGCTGGCATGTTAGATTAGCCCCCCGCCATCGCCTACGATTGGACGGACGATGGAGCGAATTATCGGTTGTATGATGCTGCGTGTGGTCATTATGAGTAGGCAACTCCCGTTACGTTGTCACCGGTGTATGTGTATGTCTTGGTCAGGCTGATACCTGATGGAGTCGCACCGGATAGCACAATCGAGGTCACTTTGTCGCCGGTGTAGTTAATCGTTTTCGTGATCGTGGTCGTGTTAGGTAAGGTATAAACCACCGTCGAGATTCGGCTAGCCGAATAAGTAACGGCGAATGGATATGCCGAAAGATTACTAGCCACCGATTCAAATGTAGAAGCGGCTGTGCCGCTACCGGACCCCGGCGGACCTTCCGGCCCGACTGGTCCCTGCGGACCTCGCTCTATAACCTCTATAACGGTCGATACCGCGTCGTCTGAGACGACTTCGATAATATCACTCATCGATGTTCGCCCCGCCTTTCAGCTTTAATTTGCCCCATATCCAGGTCTTTTCGGTCGTGCCGTCGAACGTCTCGACCTCATAGACCGGCGAATCGCCTTCCGCATAATCGCCGTTAGCGATAGAGCGGGTGTCATCGGGAGTCAAAATGGCTAGAATCTCGTTGTCACTATCTCCGCTTACTACAACATCAGGTGTAGGAGTAGTGTCAGTCGATTTTAGAACTAGCCTAGTACCCCCCGCTTGGGGGGCTTTATCGTAAACAGTCACGTTAACGCGAATACCCGTTAACGGGTAAGGCGTGGTCGTGCCGGTAGTGCTTCCGGTCCAAAGACGGAATTCTAGCCGTTTGTGATTGCCTACCCAGAGATCTTGGTCGTTGCGAGGTGGTGTTGCCATAAGTTTTGATTATAGCATCATAGGCTAGCCGATGCAAGAGAATTGTAACCTTGGGTTCCGCCTAGCGGAACTTCGGTGCAAAAAAGTACGCATTTGTTCAAAAGGCATTAGGTCATTTTTGAGAGGCGTCCACCAAGGAAAACATTGGGTGTTTCTGATTTTAGGTACAGTTTGTGTCACATATTGGAGATAACCCATTTATATGGGTGTGTGTGGAGGTGTAACCTCCTGTGGTGTCCTGGTGTGTGTGGAGGTGTAACCTCCTGTGGTGTCCTGGTGTGTGTGGAGGTGTAACCTCCTGTGGTGTCCTGGTGTGTGTGGAGGTGTAACCTCCTTTTAGCTTTTTTTTGCCGAAATTTTGCAGACTACCCGCTAAGTCGGTATACTGGATAGAAATGCGAAAAGCTGTATCGCGCAAACGACACAGCTTTTCTGGCCCATTCCATTACCAGAACTAACGAAATGAGATACCATCTATGGTACGCAAAAAGGTTGCTTTAAGCAACAGAATCTACCAGATTCCGATCCCAAAAAATGCAGTTTTTTCCGGTCCGCTAGCGGACCATCTAGCCTATCTTAGCTACCGCATCCTGATGATGACTTCGCAACGCGAAGATTATCGTGAAAAAGGATTCTTCATTCCATTTAGCCGTGATTACGGCAGGCGGATTTTCGGTGGTCAATGGGATCAAGTTAAGCGGCTAGCCGCTTCTGAGTATTCCCACATATTCCATTTCAATGAGAAGTATTCTTACCTAGAAGGGCAAAAAGGTTTCCCTAAATCCGTCCGCTTAGAGGACGAATATCGTACTGGTGAGGTTGAACTATACACCCTACGCCGGTCTAGACCGGCAAAAGGTGTCATAGGGATCGAAGAAAACGATAAAACAGGCATGAAGCTCGTCGAAGATTTCGACCACTTCTATCTGCCAGAGTGTCCACCGGACTTCGATAACGCTTGGCAAGCGTTCACTTGGAGCCGCATAGCGGCTAAAGACTTCTACGCATCGAAGTGTGAGTTCGGCAGGTTCCACTCGAACTTCACCGCTTTTAAGCACCGTGACAGGCTCCAATGCGACGGTGGAGCGACCGCAATAGATATTGTGGCTTGCCAGCCACTTATCTTAGGCGGACTCGTCCTAGAGCATTTTGGGCCCCTTCCTGACGTTGTTGAATGGATACGCCTCTGCTCTGAGGAAGATCCCTATGAGCGGCTAGCCGCTCTAAATGGCACAGATCGCTCTACGACGAAGGCGAATCTGATTCAGTGTATCTTCGAGCGAAGATTCCATATGCAGGCTATGGCTATCTACCGGCTGCTAGCAGCCGAATTTCCGACGATTGCTCGGTACTTACTTGAGATCAAGGAAGTACACTATGAGCGAGTCGCTCATAATTGCCAACGGCGTGAATCACTTTTACTTATAGAGCAAGCAGTAAAAGATCTGGGTGAGATCCCAGTTGTTACCGTTCATGACGAATTTATTGTTCCCAGCAAGTACGCGGATAAGGTCCAGAACAAGATCAATCGCCGTTTCCTTGCTGCGGGGCTAAAGCCCCAGTTCAAGAGAACGGAACATTTCTAATAAATTTCTATTTTCCCGTTGTCGGCTAGCCGACATATGGCTATAGTATTGGTGAAAGGGAAATACGATGATCTGTACGATTGCCGGTTTTGACACTTATGACATGCAGGCAGGTAGACGATTGTTCTACTTGAACAAGGTAATTCATGTAGGTGCAACCTACTACCAATACAAGCCGGTCTACTACGGACACCAGACCAAATCCGGTCTTTATGTCGTGTACCACGACGAGAAGATCGAGGTTCCTGCTCGGCACATCCGAGAAGATAGCTACTGGGTTAGATTTTTGAACCACAAGGAAGATCGAGCGTGCCGCTCATCGCTTCCAAAGTGGATGTTGTTTACTGATATTTCTGAGGACGAAAGGAAAACTAGGGCACTAAAATGAGCGAAATCGAAATGAAGGTTGGGGAATGGTATGAAAATACACGTTGCGAACGTCTGTATTGCGGACTTGAAATACCAGTCACAGTCAGAAAGGGTACTAGATTTGTTTGTTACAGGAAAGACGGAGGATTGAAGTCGTTTACTGATGACGGTAGATACTACGACGACAGAACACAAAGCAGCCAGGATATAGTTCGCCATCTGCCCGGTTGCACCGGGTTTGACTGGGAAGAACCCAAGTTCAAGGTCGGCGATGTCGTCTATGCGACCAAGCCGGAAAACACCAGACAATACCCAATCTGGGCTTGTTCTATGGATGAACTACAAGGCAAAGCCTTGACTGTAACACATGTAAGGAAAGAAACGCTAGATGTCAAAGGAAGTGTGTACTCTTTTCACCATGATTGGCTATCCAAAGAGCCGCCAGCGGCTCAATATAGAGCATTTGCCAATGAAGAGGAATACGCACCCCACTTCGACCGAAAGGTCTTGCGTCAGAGTAAGGCTTCGCCTGAGGCGAAGGGGCAGTATCGGATCGGCGCGTTCGACGAGTCTAAAGTGTGGACGACAGATGGTGTCCAATGCACTTACGCGCAGATGCTCAAAGACGGACGTAAGTTCGCTGACACGAACGAACCGTTTGGGGTAAAGATAAACTAGTTACTATGGATAGACGAACTGCAATTAGAACCATAGGAGCGGCTACCGCCGCTCTTGGAATGGGTGGCCTATCCTCGGTGAAACCGAGTAGCGGCTGCGTGCTGCCTAAAAGCGAATGGCAAACACTTGAGGATGTCATCCTAGTAGAGTGTATTCCATTCGACTTAAAGAATGCTCAGCACATGGATTTACTTCTAGCGTATCACGCTAGCGGTGAAATAGACAGCAGATAGGTGAGTGGATGCGAAACCAAGATAGAAGAACTTATAGGTACTTAAAGGAGATAGAGTGATATGTCCGTGTATTTTACAGCCATCGGGGGATTTGCGAATCAAGCTATCCAATACCTTGCAGCATCCAAACTTGCTCTAGAGCAAGGAACAGATGTAGTCTGTGATCTGAGCTTCCTAAATTCTCAAAATGAGAACCAGGGCTTCACTATGCGAAGTTATATGCTCGATAAATTACAGAACGCACCCAAGACCTGCGATTATCCGCCAGCGGATTGCGAGGTGTTTCCGTGGGAAACCAACGACAACCCAAGCGGCAGATGCTTAGGCAACGTAAAGCTGCAAGGCTATTTCCAAAGGCTTTCAGCCTTACCAGATCGATATACTTCCTGTGGCATTTTGAAGGTTTACCTTCCGTTTAATGCTATGAAGGAGATTACCGATGGGCCGATGGCAATCGGCATCCACGTAAGACGTGGCGATTACGTCTCGAATCCTTCCGCGAACGCCTTTCATGGCGTATGCAGTATTGATTATTATATGGAAGCGTTGGACCATATTAAGCGGGAGCAACTAGCTCATGATAAGGCTGTTTGCTGGATCGCCACCGACGATAGAGACTGGTGTTTTGAACGTCTGATCCCGAAGTTGAAACGGGACTTCCTGTTCATTTCCGATTACACTAACAACGACGTAGAGGAATGGGATATGCTCTCAAACTGCGACGTTGGTATAATGGCCAATTCCAGCTATAGCTGGCTGGCCGCTTACGTTAGTGGCCATAACGAGTGGATTTATCCGCGTGATTGGCGAACTGGCTCGGGTCGGCTAGCCGACCATTGCCCTGACGCCTGGATTTGTATTTAACTAGAGAGGAGAATTGAAAGTGATTACGATTAAGCACAAAGAGAAACGATTGACTGTTCTATCTGCTGTGTACCAAGCATTTATACACGACGGGAAGACGTATGTTGTTATCAGAAAACCTAATTCAACGTATATGACTATGGACGTGACAGGTACTCGTATTCCGTGCTTGAACATCAAATCTTTGTCCGTAGTGGCTTTCGAGCGTAACACGCTCGTTGAGCCTGTGGACTTGGAAATAACTGTCGCGCCGATGGATATCCCACTACCGGAAGCATAAATGGTTAGAATAATCCCATCTGCCAAAGCAAAAGCCGAAGTTAGGTCCGCTATGCGGACGCTAGGGGCTAATTGCACGTTAGACGAAATCAAGGAATTAACAGGCTATCAGCCTGCCTTGATTCGGCAGATCATCAAGGAATCCAAGACTAAGCCCAAGAAAACTGGCGTTGTCTCCAAGACTCCCGAGGAGCGGGACGCTCCTGTGTTTATTAAGGAAATCCAAAAGAACACTGGACTTGAATGTGTCAAGTTAGTTACGATTAGAGGCATGGACGAATGGATGCTACTTGCCCCTACAGGAGTGCCGCTATTGCGGCTTATCGGAAAGGGCGATTTGATTCAATTCGCTAGAGCAGGTAAAGAGCCGTCAAAAGTCCTGCAAGGACTCAAGACGAGTGTTATTGAAGGTAGACGCCAAGCAAGGAAAAGGAAACGAAAAGTCTAAAGTCCCTTGAGTGCTGAGAGCACCTCGACGATAACTGGATGACGCATATTACAGCTTGCATCAAATCGTTGGATACCAACGCTAGGCAGGCCGTCAACGGCCTTTAAGAAGATCGGATAACCTCCCATGCCTCTAGTATCCTGGGCGCAGTCGCCAATGATAGCTAGGCGACTGTCTTTGCCTAATCTAGTGACGAGTGCCCGAAACTCCTCTATAGATAAGTTCTGGGCTTCGTCAAGGATTACGAAGGCATTAGAGAACGTCATTCCTTGGATGTAGGGAAGCGGATACGCTTCTATTAGGTCTGGATGAATCCCGAGGTCTTTGGCTATAGCGTGCATTGGTGCCAAGTATGGAGCCATTTTTTCGCTGGCCGTTCCTGGGATCGCCCCTAATTTCGATCTTCCCATTTCAAGCGGAGATCTGACATAGATGATCTTCTCAAATAGCCCCGATTCAATGGCTTGCTTTCCCCAGGCAAGGGCACACCAGCTTTTCCCTGTTCCTGCATCCCCTTCCAAGCAAACGATTGGTAGATTCTGAAAGAGGTACCAAGCGTTCTGCTGACTATCATTCAATCGAAATCTTTTGGGCATCTCGTGGAATGACTCAAGTTCCTGGTTTACTGGCCGTTTTCGCTTCGCCATAAATGACTTTCTAAGGTATGGAGGTACTTTTGATTATACCGTATTCATCCCAAACTTGACACCAAAATCAATCCTCATCGCCGAGATCGGCGGAACGGTAGCCGAGATCCCAGAGAATTTTAACCAAATCGGCTTCTAATTCTAAGACTGCTTGCTCGCTGAATCGCGGCTCGATTATGTGAATCAGCTCATGGAGCAAGGCACCTAGAAGGGCTTTGCCCTTCAGTTTGTGGTTGATCCAGATATGCTTGTGGGCTGTCCTCGAATCGTTCTCAACTAACCCGTCGTAGCCGGGAATGTTGGCGGTAGTTAGAGTCCAGTACCTTCCTCCTATTTTGACTCTGCGTGGATGGATTTCTGGCATTTTGAATCTCTTTATGTTATAATACGAAAGGCCGCAAGTCGTTCACTCTTGCGGCCTTTCTAACCATTATCAACTGAATAGGAGTATCAAATGGCTAAGCCCATTATACCGTCTGAATCGTGGATTGCACCTGATTTTTCGCCAGAAACTTTCGGTCGTTTAACGACCATTAGTTCTCCTTATAAACCCGAAGGGGCGAAATCGCCCGTACAGGACTTTGTTTGTAGCTGCGGGAATAAGGTGACTAAGCCAGTATCCAGCGTAAGATCCGGCAACACATCTAGCTGTGGTTGCATTAAAAGGGAGATACTAGAGAAACGAAACTATCGTCACGGAGGTTGTGGTAGCCTAGAACATCAAAATTATACGGCTATGCTACAACGCTGCTACTACGAAGCAGGTGAGACGTACAAAAATTACGGAGCACGCGGTATAAAAGTCTGCGACCGGTGGCTTGAGCCAGATGGTCGCGGCTTCGCTAATTTCCTCGCTGATATGGGTCCACGACCCGAACTCACATCAACAGTAGAGAGAAAAGATCCAAACAAGGACTACAGCCCAGATAACTGCTGCTGGCTTCCCAAGAGATTACAAGGCCGGAATCAAAGGAGAAGCCACATGGTCACTATAGGAGACAGAACGCAATGCGTTGCAGCATGGGCAGAAGAATACGGCATAAAGGCGTCTACTGTATTCGACAGAATATATTTCGGATGGGAACCAGAAGAAGCTATAACCCTACCTGTAGGAGCTAAGAGGAAAAAACCTTTGATCCGAAACTAGCGACTCCATCGCTAATGATTACTGGGTATAGATTGAAAGTCCCATCCTCCCTGAAGTAGCATAAACCGACGCAATGCACCCATTTGTTCGGTGCATTGCGCATGTAACTTGGGTTTCTGTCGCACAAGCATCCAAGCGATGTGGCGACATGCTTGATAGACACGTCGATAGGGCTTACAGCCGTACTTTGCTGGAAATCGTGAATGTGACCGTAGATTAGGTTACGTCCGAAGCTACTAACATGCTTGGCAGCATGATTTTGGGTCGTGTACAGACCGTGAGTGGAGTACAAATTGCCGATTCGATGGCATTCGTTGTACTGCAAGTGCTTGATTTTGTAGCCAGCTTTACGCCTTTCCTTGAACTGTAACCCTTTGTCTACTTCGACCAGACCTCGCACAGCGGGGTTTTGGTCTATGTAGGTATAGGCTCTATTTTCGTGATTGCCTTCATGGTACACCACGTTTTGGCAATGCTTAGTCAATCGGTCAAATAACTTGTTCCCTTCGTCAAATTCCTTGGCCATATCGATACTGGCCTTATGCACCACAGATTCGCGTATGTGCCTAGAACAAGGATCATAATCAAGATAATCGCCCAATATGGTTATCACGTCAGGCTTAAACCAGTGGACGATCTTTAGGGCCGTTTCCACGGCCTGTTCGCTGTGGTAAGGAACGTGTGTATCGGGCCAGTAGACTACTTTCAATGGTTCAGCCATTTTTTCTTTTTACCCTTATTTTGATAAATTTCCATCTACGGCATTGACGATAACGGCTAATAGCCGTATCATTCGGGGGTCAGCAACAATTCACTTAAAGGAGACTGAGAACTATGGTTACAATCACCCCTGAAATGGATGCCGCCTTGGATCACCAAGCCAAATGGATGATATCCATTATAGGTAAATACGTTCGTAAATACCACAGATTTGCAGATGCCGAAGAACTTTTTGCGGACTTTGTGGCGTTTTATCTCGAAAACCGCCACCATTTCAATCCAGAGCGTGGAGCACGCTCGACGTTTGTGTTCCAGCTATTCAGATCGTTCACGTTCCGAAAAGCAAGAAAAATTAGAATAACTACACGGAATGTTGTCGCCGACGTGCCGGTGGTTGCACTAGAATACGATGAGGATGAGATTGAACTGCTAGAGCAGTTCGCTGTCCAACCGAGGAAGTCGGCTAGCCGACTCGCTAAAGATATGGGCCGCAAAGAGCGGCATATTGAAGAAACGCTTGATTCGCTGAAAGCGAAAATAGCACAACGACAACGTAAAGAAAGGGCAGTAGTATGCAAGTAGATTTACAAGTAGAAGTCCCGAAGGGATATGAGTTGACTGGGGAATATCGGGCACCTGCAATAAAGGAGCACTTCCTCAATACAAACGGCGATGCTGAAATGTGCTACAGAGAGTATGATGTCGCACGGTTGATTCTCCGCAAAGTCGATACGTGGCGTGACGCCACCTTGGATGATCTCAAACGGGTTATGGACGGTGAAACCGTCGAATGTCGATACGTTGATAGAAATCACGCATATTACGGATTCCGGCTAGCCGGATGGAACACAAATGACAACAAACGCCCGGTGTGGGCTATGTTGATGCTAGAAATGCCATCAGAACTGTATTATGCTTCAGTAGTACAAGTCAAAGAATGATCTCCGGCATACCAGAGGGCTACGCCCTCGACCGTATCGGCTATCCAATGCCTGGCGAGAAATTCATCGGGCACACCGGAGTCGTTTACGACTATCCAGATTGCGATGTAGAGATTCAGCATCCAGTGGCGATTGTATCGCCGAAGGAAGGCTGGAAGATACTACGAGCTATCGCCTGGGACGGCCAGCCGACTAGAGCGAGATTCAGAACCCGCAAGAACGACCCTTGGCATTTCGGGTACTTAGTTTCCTATCGGCCTGGGGTTTGTAAATGGCAGGCCGACGATGGTAGATGGTTTAGAGTTTGCGAAACGTGGAGAGTGTAGTTAATTTTGACAATCCCATCGAAATACTGTAGAATACGAAAGGCTAGTAAGGTGGTACTTACTAGCCTTTCTAACCACTCAAAATAGGACAGTATTTCAAATGGCTGATTACATTGTAATCAACGGTATCCGTATTGCAAGTGATTTTGAACCAGAAACCTTCGGTCGTTTAACGACCATAGGTCCGAGGTTTATGGTAGGGAGAAGATCTTATCAAGTGTGTCAATGTAACTGTGGTGCGATTAAGGTGATAGCTACGTCGTCTTTAATGTCCGGCTATACTGTAAGTTGCGGATGCCAACGTAACGAAACTAATAGCAAACGCCTAACCAGACATGGTAAAGTACGAACTTCTGTATATAGGGCTTGGCAACACATGAAAGGTCGTTGTTACGATAAAAACGATGTAATGTATCCATGCTATGGCGGGCGTGGCATCAAAGTATGCGACCGCTGGCTTGAGCCAGATGGTCGCGGCTTTATAAATTTCTTAGAAGACATGGGACAGAAGCCCAGTCCGAAACATTCGATTGATCGAATAGATAACGACGGCAACTACGAGCCAGATAATTGCCGTTGGGCAACTTTGTCTGAGCAGGCACGCAATAAAACTACTAATCGTTATGTAACTGCGTTCGGCCAAACGCGACCATTGGTGGAATTAGTCGAGCAGTATTCCTTACCTTATTCCATTGTATTTTATAGGATACAAGATGGCTGGTCGCCAGAAGATGCACTTACTAAGCCGCTTGGGAGCAGACGTGACAAGAAAAACCCTTAAACAGCACCAGATCGAAGCCGTCGATTTTGCCGTCAAGAATAACGGCAAAATCATTAACGGCGATACGGTCGGTCTTGGCAAGAGCCTCAGCACTATCGGCTACTTCGAAAAGCTGGACAAGTGGCCAGTATTGGTCGTATGTCCGTCTAGTGTTAAGTATCACTGGAAGAATGAGTTTGAGGAATACATCGGCGACAAGGCTATCGTAGTAGAGGGCGAAACGCTCTGCGAGGGCGAAATACGCCACAGATGCGTAATCATTAACTACGACATTCTAGCTTCCCAGCTAGCTTGGCTTTGTGAACAGAACTTCGAATGTGTAGTGTTTGATGAATGCCAGATGCTAGCCAACCTTACGACCGGATGGACAAAAGCTGCTCGTATCCTCGCAAAGCGATGTCCGAGGGTCATGGGTTTAAGTGCTACTCCGATAAACAATCGGCCAGCCGATTTCTGGCCTGTGTTGAACATGGTTCGACCTGACCTATTCCCGTCTTTCAAAGAGTACGCATGGAAGTATTGTGCTCCGACACTCAACTTCGGGCGTTGGGAATATAAAGGTGCTGAGAACATGGATCAGTTACACGGAATCCTGAAAGGATTTATGATCCGCAGGAACAAGAGCGTCCTTAATCTCCCGCCGCAAACCTTGCGGATAGAGTTCGTGGACATGGTAAACAGAGAAGCCTACGATCTATTGCACCGAGAGTACGTTACTGCGTCTAGACGCAGCAGGTTCGGCGGAAAGAATGCCGGTGCATACCGGCTAACTTTATTGCAAAATCTGCTTATGCTGGTGGCTCGCTGTAAAGCGAGAAGCACAGTCGAATGGATTCGGAACTACCTCGACACAAATCCTAATGAAAAGCTGATAGCTTTCTGCACGCATACGCAGATGCTAGACGTTATCCATCGACGTGGAGCACCGGAAGGGCAGTCGATGTTCATTAACGGTAGTGTCGCTTCGAAGCGACGAACCGAACTAATACAGAGGTTCCAGACTGATCCTAGCTGTAGGCTAGCCGTATGTAACATTAAGGCCGCAGGAGCGGGTATCACGCTCACAGCGGCTACTAAGGCGGTAGTCTGCGAACTTCCCTGGACAGCCAAAGATATCACGCAGATCATGGGAAGGAATCACCGGATCGGTCAGACCCGCGAAACGGAGATGATTTTTCTCTTGACCAAAGATACTATCGAAGAAAAACTTTGTAGGGTGATTCAGGAGAAGCAGGCTATCCACGAAGCGATCATCGAAGGCAAGAAACTAAACGACCTACCGATCCACAAGATGCTGGAAATGGAGATGGGAAAATAATGGGAACGGTATACGCAATCGTCTGCGACGAAGTCAGAGAGAAAATAGACCCTAGCTCAATTAGTGGCAATCACAATAAACTACATCGCATATGCGAGCCTGGGCATCCCATCGGAGCTGTCGCGTTGTTCGCCTTATGGAGTAGATGGGAGTGGTTCCCGATTACGCTAGCGGCGGATACCGCCGTGGAAGATCCCCTTACCGGGCTTCAACCCTACGACGACTACCGCGACGTAACGTCGCAGGTACTTGCGGCCTATAATGACTATTACGACACAGACCTACAATACACACCATGACCAAACAAGTCCCCCTCACAGAAGTTCCGACCGATCTACAGGAAAATTTCAAGGATTTCTGTAGAATAAACGATTGGACCGAAGCAGAAGTGCTGACGCACCTAATGCTTTATGCACTGAAACAAGATGTAAACCTAGCGATTCCACTTCATTCTCAACGGACAGGTATGTACCTGAAAAAAGAAAAATGGTTACACGAACAATTGCAGCGTTTGGGTTGGTAGTAGTTCTACTTATATCGCAGGTCGCTTTTGGGATTGATCCCGAGGCTAACGCGGTATTCCGCGTGCGAACTCCGGCTATGGCCGATGGATCATATGGCCAGGGAACTTGCTTCGCCATTAAGCAAACTGATACTACTTTGTACTTAGGTACTGCTTTCCACGTCGTCGAGACGACGAAGGGCAACATTACTACGGGCTATGCCTATCAGTTGGAGAGCGATACGCTCAAGGACTTACCTAAGGCTAAGGTGGTGGCAGTAGACATCAAGGCCGATATAGCTGTGCTGGCGTGCCAGCTTGAGCGGAAGTTCGATATTCTGCCTTTGGTATCGGTGGAGAACATGAAAGACGTAAGGAAAATAGGCTTTGCCTATGGACCTTCGGGACGTGAAGTAAAGTTCCACGGATATGCTTCGGGATTCTGGCTAGAAACTTCTGGGATTTTATCGTTCGCATACGAGAACTATGTGTATAGTGATGGAGTAGTCGCCCCTGGTCAAAGCGGCGGACCCGCAACGACCGATGGCGTAATTATAGGTGTTGTATCAGGAGGTAGTTCTTGGTACGATGCCGTCGAGGACAAAGAAAAGCCGGTGACTTGGCCTGCTCGACTAGGGAGCGCAAGGCGGCTCCAAGAAATACTAGATTGGGCAGTTAAGCAGAATGACGTTTCAAAGCCTACAACAAAATAAATCGGGTCCAAGCCCCGCTGTAGAACTCCATACCAGATACGGTCGATTAACGAATGGCAAGTCCAAAATCGGCGACTGGAGGAATCTTCTACAGCGGGATTTTTCTTTTGACGAACTATCCAGCCTGATTAACTGGCTAGAAGTTCACAGGGCAGGAGCGTTTCCTTCATCGACTACCATACTAAGGAACATCAAGGATATGCTTGCTGAAAGCAAGAACGATCCGGTAGCCTGCCGTATCAATGTATCTATGATGGCTATGGACATGTGTGAGTTGATTCACCATGCAGGGCATCCGGTCGAACCAGAACTGGTTCAAGATGCTCTTGATAAGTACAGAGAATACTTAACCAGCCATCCACCTGAGTTTGATTTCTTAGATTCTCCATCTACTTTCGTGCATGACTGGTTCGTAGTACGCGCTCGTTATGGCTCGCCGCGAATGCGGCGTTTCCATCTTGAGCATGTAAAGTTCAAGGAATACATTGCGCTCGTGAAACGAGCTATGGAAAGAGGGTAATTTTGACAATCACGCCAGAATACTGTAGAATACGAAAGGCCGCGAGTAACCACACTCACGGCCTTTCTAACCACTCAAAATAGGACAGTATTTCAAATGGCTGATTACATTGTAATCAACGGTATCCGTATTGCAAGTGATTTTGAACCAGAAACCTTCGGTCGTTTAACGACCATAGGTCCGAGGTTTATGGTATCCAGCGGATCAGGTAAACGATACGTTTACCAAGTGTGTAGATGTGTGTGCGGTACAATCAAAGTAGTTAATATATCCGAAGCCAAACAACGAAAAATAGCCAGTTGCGGTTGTCTTAAACGAGAAGAAAACATAGGCAATCGATTCGCTTATAAACACGGAGAAACACACCGCACGCCTGAATACAACACATGGACTGATATACGAAAACGATGTAACTGTAAATCATGTAATGATTACCCAGATTACGGCGGACGTGGGATCAAAATATGTGACAGATGGGCATTACTGAAAGGTATCGGCTATTCGAATTTTCTAGAGGACATGGGTAGACGCCCTAGCACGAAACATTCGATTGATCGAATAGACGTGAATGGCGATTATTGCCCAGAGAACTGTAGATGGGCAACAATGCACGAGCAAAACGCAAACAAACGCAACAATGTATTGCTGACATACAACGGAGAGACTAAGACACAGGCTCAGTGGGCGAGAGACATAGGCATAACGACTCAAACCCTGTACGCCCGCCTTAGGCGGGGATGGTCATTAGAAAAAGCCCTTACAGAGCCGGTAACGCAACCCAAGAAATGATTACTGACTTTCTTACAAAATACGGCGTGGAATACTCGACAACATCGAAACATTCCCGCCCAGGCTGGCTGCAAACTTACTGTCCGCGATGCCATTCAGATCGTTGGCATTGCGGCATCAAAGAGACGCTTGACCGTAGTTCGTGTTATGTTTGTGGAGGTTGGCACCTTCCTAAGTTGTTGAAGGCGCTAACTAATGCGTCTTGGCAGGAGATCAGTGAACTCCTAGGCCAGAGAGCGTATGTGCGAGCAGAAGCTAATGATGTTCCATTAGGTACGTATACTCCGCCCACCAATCTAGTCGGCATAGCCGAATGTGATGCGGTCCATGCTTACGTCCTAGAGCGGGGTCTAGACCCCGATTACCTAGAATCTGTGTGGGATATACGGGCCACAGGTCCATTCTCCAATTACCCATTCCGCTTGTTCATCCCGATTCACAAAGGCAAACGGATCGTTTCGTGGACGGCTAGGGCCGCGTGCGGCCAAGAGCCTCGCTACCAAACGGCTTCGGCTATGCAGAAGTCGTTCGACGAGAAAAAAATGCTTTTCGGGAATCAGTTTATCCGCGAAGCGGCTATAATAGTCGAGGGTCCGTTATCAGCTATCAATGTAGGGCGAGGGGCAGTTGCTACGCTAGGCGTAGCCTACACTCAGCAGCAAGTTAACTTGATGGCCGACATTTGGAGGAGAATCATTGTGTTCGATAACGAACCCAAGGCACAGGCTCGGGCAAGACAACTAGCTGACCAGCTAGCCGTCTTTCCTGGCGAGACATTTGTTGTTAATCTAGATGCGCCAGATCCCGGTTCGGCTAGCCGAACAGAGGTCAGACAGTTACGCGATTTCGCGTTTGGGAAAGGAAAGTAAAATGGCTGAATTCGAAAAGAAATCGATTCATTTCATGGATCATCATCTAAAGGAAGAAACGACTATTACCATCAAGCCAGGAATGGGCTGGTGTCTGTGGACAGACAAAGGCCCATCTGGACCTTGCGCACAGTCTATGGACACTACGATGCCGTGGGGCGGCATTCTATTCTTCCCTGATTACGACGCTTGCGTCGAATTCCTAAAGAACAAGAAAGTACGCCCTGGCGTACAAACTAACCTTCTATGGGGTGAGGTAGGTAGCTTTGGTACGGGCAACATAACCCTAACAGTCGTGGAACGACTACCGGGGGAGAGTGAAATAAATGCAGATTGAGGAGGTAAATGGCAGCGATGAACGGCTAGCCGTTACTGCGTTGTGCCTAGATACTGCTACGCTAGCTAAGGTAGCTCCGGCATTGCCGGAGAATCCTTTTCCTAGTAAGTGGAGCAATCGAGTCGCCTCTTGGTGCGTATCGCACTACCAGCAATTTTCGGAGGCTCCCGGTCCTGTAGCCCTAACAGCGATTTACGCTGAATGGGCATCTACGGCAGATGAAACCATATCACAACTTGTCGGTAAATTTCTTTCATCGCTTTCAGCGATAGACATGAATACCGAGTATTGCGTGGACTTAATCGAGCGTCTAGTACGCAAGACCGCTACGCGGTCAATCGTAGATAAGGCAATGGCGGCTCTCTCTAACGGGAAACTAGAGGAAGCCGTAAGTGCCATACAGGGCTGGAAGCCCCCTAAAATCGCGCAGGACGCTGAATTTGTCGAACCCCTTGATGATATCAGTGTTATCGAGGACGCGTTCGAGAAGGCCCATTACGAGCCTTTAATCACGTTCAAAGCCGATTCAGCGATTGGCCGATTCTTCGGCCCTACGCTCCATCGAGATGCTTTGGTCGTGTTTTGCGGTCCCGACAAGTCGGGTAAAAGCTCGCACTTGGCGAGCCTATGTCAAAGGGCTATGGTACAAGGCAAGCGGGTCGCTTATATCAACATAGGCGATTTGAGCCAAGAACAAGCCCTGAAGCGATGGACTACAGCTTTCGTCGGGCGACCGGCGTATCGCTGCAAGTACAACCTGCCGACTGAAATTGAATACAAAGAGAAAGAATTTTCCCTGAAATACGAAACTCGGCTTGCCGAGTCTGGCTATAGTATGGATGATGCTAAACTCGCTTGGCAGCGACTAAGCGAGTTAGCACCGAAAAGGCTGCGATTCGTTAGCCGACCAGCAAACACGATGACCGTCGAGGACTTGCGTGATATGCTGCTAGGCTGGGCGAATCAAGGCTGGGTGGCCGATGTAGTCGGCGTGGATTATGCCGCCCTTCTCGCCCCTTCCAGGGGCATTAAGGAAAGGCATGAAGCACTCGATCACATTTGGAAGTCGTTAAGGCAGATAAGCCAAGAGCTAAAAGTCCTGATGCTTACAGCATCCCAGACTAATGCTGACGCTTATAATGCCGCGACGTACTGGATCACTAAGGCTAACTTTTCGGGTAGCAAAGGCATTTGGGCACACTGTAACGCGGCAATCGGTATCAATATAACTAATACTGAAAGACGGCAGCAGGTGTGTAGGTTTAATTTCATAGCTCAGCGAGAGCGAGAGTATATGTCGGATCTTCCGACTGAATACATCGCTGTTGCTGGATGTCCGCATATCGGACGTTTTCATTTACTTTCGGAGTTTATTTGAAATGGCGAAGTTTAAGGTAGGGGATTTGGTTAGGTGCTTAGATTCAGACGATGCCGTAGGCATCACAAAGCATACCTACTACATGGTAATGAAGGTCAGCGAAAGCTATCCTACCATCACAATTCGTGATGACGACGGAGAGGAAAGTGAATATCTAAGAGAGCGATTTGAACTAGTTCCACAAACTCATAGCGATCTCATTGAGTTACCTTTGAAATACGTCTGCGTTAACGAACTATGTCAGATGATCCACGCTTCTAATTTGAAGGCAGGATGGTGGGACGCTGCCGATAACGCCCTCGTCGTGCCAACGAAGCTAGCGTTGATTCATAGCGAAATCAGCGAAGCATTGGAAAGTCACCGCAAGAACACCAAGGACGACAAGCTACCGCAATACGACGGCATCGCCGTCGAGCTAGCGGACGCTGTTATCCGCATTTTCGATCTAGCAGGCTTCCTCGGAATCCCACTTGGCACTATCATGGCAGAGAAGGAAGCCTTCAACGCCAAACGTGAAGATCACAAAGTCGAAAACCGGGCAAAGCCCCAAGGAAAAAGATACTAACATGAAAACTGCAATCGTAACTCTCTGTCTGTTACTGTGCGTAAATACTGTTACGGCCAATGATCGCATAACGATCAGGGACAAAGCAGGTCGCATCCAGTCTACTATTCAATCTTCTGGTAATGGACGACTAGTCGTCCGAAACCAAAAGGGTCAAATCACAGGTTCAATAACGATCAAGGGCGGTAACGCCCAATATCGCAATTCGAAAGGTCAGATAGGGAAGTAGACTATGCCGTATCAACCTGCAACAGCCGGAGCCTACAAATTATTCCATCAAGGGACTCTCGCCCTGTCCCGAATGGAAGCAGTAGGCATGCCGATTAACCTGCCTAAAATGCAGGCTAATCGAGAGGAAGTCGCACTAAAGATACGTGAAGGCGAAGCTAAGCTGCGCAAACACGAAGTCTATAAGACGCAGCAGAAGATCTTTGGTAAGGAAACATCTCTCGGTTCCCGAGATCAATTAGCTCATGTGCTGTTCCAGCACATGAAACTAAAGGGTGCGAAACGCACCAAGAATGGTAAGTACAAGTTGGACGACGATACTTTACGCTTGCTCGACATGGAGTATTGCGACTCTTTTTTATCACTACAGAAGCTCGTTAAACTTAAAGGGACGTACCTAGATGCTTTATGCAATCTAGCGGTGGACGGAAGAATACACGGAAGCCTTAACCTACATAAAGTAAAGTCATTCAGAGGATCGGCAGAAGAACCCAATCTAAATAATTTACCTAGCAGAAACAAAATTGTCACGGCGTATGTAAAAGGGGCCGTTTGTCCTTCTCCTGGTTATTTGATTGTAGAGTCTGATTACGGGGCACTTGAAGTTAGAGTCGCTGCGACATACCACAAAGACTCCACAATGTTGTCGTATCTGGAAACAGGGTATGATATGCACAGAGAGATTGCTAAGCAATGCTTTCTGTATGACGACGAGTTTATAGAAGCCAATACTTCGCTTGCGAAGGATCTTAGAACAGAAGCTAAGGGAGCAGCTACCTTTGCATTTTGTTATGGCTCTACGCACCCAGAAGTCGCACAGCGACTATGGAAAATAGCCAACAAGAAAAACATGCTTGCACATTTAGCATCAAAAGGCATTAAACGCCTCGGTATGGAATACGATGCTGTAGAAAGTAGGTGGATAATAAATCATGGCCCAGATGCTTTAGTTACCCATATTAAAGCAGTCGAGTACGACTTCTGGAATGTACGATTCCCGTTTTATGGTCAATGGAGATTGGATTGGTACAGAGCATACATGCAAAAAGGTTTCTGTATGAACCATACAGGCTTTATGTGGTATGGCGTAGAACGTAAGACGTTTATAAATAATTTTCCGATCCAAAGTACGGCTTTTCATATACTATTACAAGCTATCATACTAATACAACAAGAACTTATAAAGAGAAAGATGAAGTCTAGGCTGTTCTTAGAGATACACGACTCCATCTTGGCAGAAGTCTACGAGCCTGAACTAGAGGAGTACATAGCATTGACTACAGACATAATGACGAATAAAATGCGTCAGATGTACGACTGGCTTTGCTTGGATCTGGTCGTGGAGCACGAATACTCACCGCTTTCTTGGGCGGATAAGAAGCCATACGAAGGGAAATACTAGATGCCAAAAAGAAAGCACGACCGTACAGGATTTTTGTTGGTAAATTCTAGCTATACGGAGCAGCGATACGGAAAATGGACTACTCTTGGCCCTGTATTTTACTTACCAGAAAAAACAGGAAGCAAAGTACGTCACGCTTTTCAAGTCTGTCAATGCGAATGCGGTACATGCAAAATAGTCAAAGTAGGAACGCTGAAGCGATCTCTGTCTCAAAGTTGCGGCTGCGAAAGAAATAAACTACACAAAGAGAGAAGAACTACTCATGGACACGCAGGAGGCACAAACAAGAAAATGAGCGGCGTATACGCCGTGTGGCACGCCATGCGACGTAGGTGCTATGGAGAAAATACTAAGGCATATCCAGATTATGGAGGTCGTGGCATCAAGGTTTGCGACCGCTGGCTTGAGCCAGATGGTCGAGGCTTTATAAACTTCCTGGCGGACATGGGACCGAAGCCTAGCACGAAACATTCGATTGATCGAATAGACGTGAATGGCAATTACGAACCGGCAAATTGTCGATGGGCAACTAGGTCTGAGCAGAACAGAAACAGAAGGGATACTCGTTACATAGAATACAATGGACAAAAGAAATCTCTAACATGCTGGTCCGAACAGACTGGATTAAATGCTAGTTGCATATCTTTTCGCCTTAAAAGCGGTTGGAGCGTTGAAGATGCTTTGACGAAGCCTTCCGCATACAGAAAACCAAATACATAATGTTTCTCTACCCTCTAATAAATAGCACACAGCACGAAATGAAACCAACCATATTTGCTTGCATCGGAAACCAAGGAGCAGGAAAGGACGAAATCTGCAACTATTTGCGAGACAAGTATTCCTTCGCCAAGGTCGGATTCTCCGACCCGATCTATGCGTTACTTGAGGAAATGAATCCAGCAGTATACGTCCGTTCCGCAAATAAATACTTCCCCTACAATTCCTTAGTAGCTAATCACGGACTTGACTGGGCTAAACGACTTTACCCCGAAATACGCCGATGGCTTCAAATCATAGGGACCGAGTACGGTCGTGATGTATTCGGCCCAGATTGTTGGGTCAGAGCGTTAGACGCTCGCATCAAAGATTTACCGTTTGTCGCGGTACGCGACGTTCGGTTCGAAAACGAGATTGATTATATCCGCTCACGCGGTGGGTTTATCGTATGGGTACAGTCTAACCGAGCACCAGAACGAGATACCTCGCATACCAGCGAGAAACTCGTATTCGCCGACCACGCCGATTACACTGTACAAAACAACGGAACTCTGGTAGAACTTTACCGGCAGTTGGATGTAATCTTGGCTGATTGGAATAACTTGGGAGTTAGTGAATAAATGGATCTCCACATCAAATATCGACCAACAGACCTAGCCTCAGTCGTTGGACAACCGCAAGCGGTTAAACAACTCAAAGGCTTCCTCGACGCTAATACTGTTCCCCATGTAATGGGGTTCTACGGGCCACCGGGCGTCGGTAAAACGACGATGGCAAGGATCATGGCTAATGCAGTCGGTGCAACCGACATGAACATTACCGAGATCAACCTAGCCGTTAAAAACGGCATCGATGACGTTCGCTCGCTTCAAGAGCGTTGTGCCTTACGTCCTTTAGGCGGCAAGAATGCCGCATTCATCTTGGACGAAGCACATTCGCTGACGAAGCAGGCGTACCAAGGATTGCTCAAGCTATTCGAGGATACGCCCAAGCACGTCTACTTTTTTCTTTGCACAAGCCAGCCCGAGAAGATCGACAAAGCGATTAAAACCCGCGTAACGGGTATCAATCTACATGCTGTAACTCAATCAGTATTAGTAAAGCTAATATCAGACGTATGCTTTGCGGAATCTAGTATAGTGCTAGACGCTGAGCACGCTGAGCCTATCGCCAGAGCCGCTAACGGCTCCCCGCGACAAGCTCTAGTGTATCTCGGGCAGGCGTTAGCCTGCGGATTTGATCCTGTAGCGATGGCCTCGCTGTTCGCTGAAACCGATGAGAAGGTAAGCTATTTCCCGATCTGCGAAGCGATTATGTTCCCGAAGCAGAACGATTGGAGCCGCGTATACGGCTTGATTACGTCGATACCGGATGAGGAAGTTGAGGCAGCACGGTGGATGATTCTTTCATACGCCAAGTCCTGTATGAAGAATCCGAAGAACGCCGAGCGGGGGGCTAGAGTCATTCAGGCGATGAAGTCGCCATTTTTTGACTCAAAACTTGCTGGATTTTTGTCGAATTACTATCTCGTCTGGTCGAAAAATGTGTAAAGTATGGTTGTTGACCTAACGTGTCCAAGAGAAAGGTATAATTGAATGTCCAAGATTGAATTGAAAGTAACTAGAGAAAACATTCCCGAACAGCTTGAGTCGCTTCCCAGCGACATTAGCTACTGGGAAACTGCTCTGGCCGAAGCTCAGAACAAGTTGTACTTGGCTGAGCTAGAGAAGGATGTCCTTGTTGCGAATACCAACATTGAGATCCGAACCAATCCACTCGCGTTCGGTAATCCAAAGATTACCGATGCTTCCGTGGCTGCCATTTGCCAAACGCAGCAGAACGTGATCGACGCTGAGAAGGCCGTGATAGCGGCCAAGCTCGAAGTCGCAAATACGAAAGCTGTGGTGAATGCACTTGACTGCAAGCGTTCCGCTTGTAAGTATTTGTGTGAACTACTGGTTTCCGGTAGATTCAACTAACCTGTTTTACTTGTTAACCTGTTTTACCTGTTTCCTTACTAGGAGTTTTGTTTAGCTATGTCTTACGAAGATGACTTTGACAATATCGATGCCAGCCTTTTCGAAAAGAAAGGCAACGATTTCTACTACATGATCGACCTACCTGCTGAGTTCAAGAAATTGAAGCTCGAAAAGGAAGGTGTCTTGAAGGCAGTTATTGTACCTTACGTTTCTACCCAATCACCGTACCGCGAAAGCGGTAAGTTGTGGTTCTTCCGCGATTACTACGCCCATAATGGGCTAGGTCCGACACAAAAAGACAGATACTTCGATTGTGTCAAGACGTTCGGCGATGATAAGTGTCCAATCGGAGACGCTTTGGCGTCTATGGGTGTTAAGAAAAAGGCACAGCGTCTTGGACTTGTCAATATGTTCGTCTTGTCTTACGCGGGGCAAGAGATTAACGAGCTAATGCTCGTCGATCATTCGTTCTCGAATTTCTTGGAAGTGATCCACAAAGCTGCCCAGGATATGTACGAAATGGAGCAGGAGCCGTACATCAAAAAGTACATGCACCATACTGAAGGTGCCGTGCTTTCGATCAAGCTCAGCGAAGATTCGTTCGAGAAAAGCAAGTACCGTTACGCTTCGGCAGTTACCTTCAAGCCGCACAAGGGACTTGACGGCAAGATCGAAGAACTCATTCCAAAGGCTCTCGACCTCGACACTGCTCTGAACAAGCTCAGCTACGAGGACGCCTACAAGCGTTTCATTAGCGGCAAGCCGCCAGTCACCAAAAAGGCTGAAGGCGAGACTGCTGCTGCCAAGACAGAAACCAAGTCCACTAAGGCGGAATCCGCCAAAGCGGATAAGGCTGTCGAGGAAGCGGTCGCTGCGGCTAAAGACGAATCTGCGTTTGACGCAGGTTGGGAATAGTTGTCGGCTAGCCGACGTTTTACGTTAATCTAAACAAAGCCCTGCTAGCAGGGCTTTTCTTTTGGGATCACAAGGAAATGACACAAGCAATCAAAAAACTACGCACGATCTATTTGGACATGGACGGTGTTTTAGTGGATTTCGTCGGTGGCGTGTTACGCCATTTTAATATCAGCCCGAACGAACAGGCTAACACCAAGTCATGGGATTTCTTCTCGCAGTTTGAGATCGACCAGAAATTCTTCTGGAACAATGTCGCAGCGAGCACCGGCTTCTGGCGCGACTTAGACCCGTATCCATACACGCAAGGCGTAATGGACTTATGCCTCAAATACGCGGAGGAAGTCAAGCTATGTACTAGCTGCGGCTGTTCCGCTGCCGCTAGCGGCAAGAACGAGTGGGCTAAGCGGCATCTTGGCATGGAATCGAAGGATGTAATCCACATAGTGGATAAATGGCGGCTTGCATATATGCCGAGAACCATTCTAATTGACGATAGCGAAAGTAATCTAGCCCTTTGGCATGATGCGTGTACCGCCGCGAATCGCGGCTTATACGCTTGGAGCATTCTGTTCCCGCAACCTTGGAACACCAGCAGGCATTTCGCGGACACGCGATTAGCCTTTTTACAACGAAATTTGAGAGTTCATACAACGAGAAAAGAAAATGGCGAAAGCAAAGAAACCACTGGAAGAACTACAAGCTGCAATTAACGAAGTACCCAAATCGATTGCTCTGGCACCGCCAGACTTATCGCTAGGGTGTGATTTGCTCGACCTGCACGTCAGCGGGAAGATCGGACAAGCCGTTTCACCCGGCACGTTCCTATGGCTGCATGGGCCTAGCGGTAGCGGCAAGAGTTTCCATGCCAAGACCGTGATGGCCGAGGCAGCTAATTCAGACATCTACCGCGACCACCGATTCGTCGTTATCGACGGCGAGAACGGGTCTAACTTCGACACGGCCAAGTTCTTCGGGCGTCGGCTAGCCGACAGGATGGAACTGGTTGAAGTTGAATCTCTCGATCACTTGTACGACAAGCTAGACGAGATATTCCAAGAACCTGCGATTGTTATTGTCGATAGCTTCGACTCTTGGATGCCGCAAGCGGCAAAGAAAAAGCTGGAAGATGATAAGAAACGACGAGCCGAAGGCAAGGAGCCAGATGGCGATTACGGCATGGCCCACGGTAAAATCCACTCCAACCGCTTGCGGTTGCTGATACCGAGCCTATCGAAAACCAATTCCATCCTAGCTGGCATAAGCCAGCACCGGGATAACGTCAATAAGGCCAATCCGTATTCGCCCAAGGACGTTGTGCCCGGTGGCCGGGCCATTAAGTTCTGGTGTCACATTGAGATCGAAACGCAGATAGGAACCAAGATCAAGCGTAAGATCAACGGCGTCGAGACGCCGATTGGCGATAATATCTTGGTGAAGGTAGTCAAGAACCGTGTTAACGGTTTACGACTTAGCTTCGAAGAACAGTTCTACCCTACGCTCGGGATAGACAATACAGGCACTAGCCTGTCATGGCTTGAAGCCAACAAGTACATTACTCAAACTTCTGGTAGATACTCGCTGCCGTTTCTCGGCGACAAGTCCTACTTCCGCGAGGAAGTTATCTCCAAGATTGAGGATGGTAATTTAGAGAATGAGCTACGTTCGATCCTCGAACAAGGCTATAGTGATTACATGAGTCAAATGACTGTTTCAAGGAAATCGAGGTACGAGTAAATGGAAATCGGCGAGATGATATGGCAGATAATTAAATTCATGGCATTGTGGTGGATTGTCTGGCGATTTTTAGATTTCTGTAGCGATTTGCGGCAAGCAGTTATCGTTTGGAAAGAACGTAATGTGATTGAAAAAGAACTACTAGCAGTTCGCTACCTAATCGACAAAGAATGGCTAGAAAGGAAATCAAATGGAAACTAGAGAGCAGATTGAATCAAAAATCAAAACCACCGAAGCCAGAATTGCTAAACTGAAGCGTGAAATATTCTGGCTAGATTTGTTGAGTTGGCTATTGCTGGGCTTACTCGGCGGGATTGTTTTCTATCACTGCAACACAGCTATGGTAGAGGCGTATAACCATAAACTCCAATGGCAACGCATAGCGATAATCGCATTCAGTGCCTTTGCCTGCGGCTTCGCGGCTTTTAATAAGGCGGAGGAGGTGTGTAAGTGGATATTCAATCAGCGATAATCGCTGCCTTTTGTGCGTTGATGTTCTACATGGCTGGCGTCTTGATTTTGATTGACTCGGAGAAAGACAAGTGAAAACCAACCTTTACCTACTAATCGACACTTCTGCGTTGGCCCATAGAGCCCTCCATACCGTAGGGGAGCTTACGCACCCAGACGATCCCGAGCAGTACACAGGCGTTCTATACCAGATCTGGAAAACGGCTTCGTCCGTTTCTGGTTACTTGCGTAGTCGGAATCTAGTGTTCTGCTTCGATAGCAAGCAGTCTATGCGACGGGAATCATACCCATCGTACAAATCGCAACGGCTAGCCGATAAAGCAAAAGAGTCTAGTGACCAAGCCGCGAAGCGACAAGGCATGTACGACCAGATGAAGGTCTTGCCTAAGCTACTCCATGAGATGGGAGCCAAGAACATCTACGGTCAAACAGGCTACGAGGCTGACGACCTCATTGCCTCTGCGATCAAATGGAATCCCGATAAGGATTTCATTATCGTCGGACGCGATAAAGACCTCTACCAGCTTCTAGCTGCGAATGTCAGAATGTATGACGTGCAGAATGAAGTATTCTACACCGAGAAGGACTTTCGAGCCGAATACGGCATCGACCCCGCACAATGGGCTAGCGTCAAGGCTTGGGCTGGCTGCACCAGCGATAGCGTAGACGGATTGCCCGGCGTAGGCGATAAGACTGCGATTAAATGGATCACAGGTAAATTACCACAGGAAAATAAGAAATACGCCACGTTCGTCGAGAACATTTCGGTCTATAATAAAAACATACCAATCGTGCGGTTGCCGCTCGAAGGTACAAATCCGATCACTTTAGTTGAACAAGAGCGAATGATCGACTGGTCGATCCTAGCTCGGTTCATAGGTTCTACAGCATCTATTTCTGATGGAGTTGATTTTGACTAGACAAGAGACTAAAAGGCTGAAAGCCATTATCGCCAAGCAAAACAAAGTAAAGCAGAAAGCTGCGGAACGCAGCAATCAGCGAACACTTTACTGGTTGAACAAGAAAAGCAGCCCGAAAACGCCTGAGATCAAGCGTGGAGTCCGCATCAAGGACAAGCACGTGTTGCAGATCTTGCTCGGGTCGCTGAACGACCGTAACCTTGACCGTTACAGCAAGCAGGGTATGACCCGCGAACTAGCGAAAGAGATCATCGAGACTCGACCTTCGCTTATGGCGAAGTACGAAGCCATCGTCCTCGGCTTACAGCCGATTGGAGGCTAAGGTGAGCGGACTGGGCGAATGCATAATGGTGTGTATAGTAGGCTGCATAGTAGCAGGATTTGCTGTAGTGGCTAACTCAATTGAAGATAGAAGGTGAAATCGTGAGCGAATTCGTTCAAGGTATCCTAGTCGGTGGCTTCTTACTAGCAGTCACCGAGCTACTAGGCTCGATACTGCTGTTTTTGATTTTGACTCGTAAGCATGAGCGGGATAATGGCTAAAGGCTCGCAGTTTGAAAGGAACATCTCCGTGCAGCTATCGCTGTGGTGGAGTGACGGCAAAGATGATTCATGGTTCTGGCGATCTAGCACGTCGGGGGCGCGAGCGACCCAGCGTGCCAAGCAAGGCAAGAATACCCTTAACGCTGCGGGCGACTTAGCCGCCCAATGCGCAGAGGGGCAAAAATTACTGGACTTGATTACCTTCGAATTGAAGCGAGGATACCCCAAGATCTGCATAGCAGATATATGGGAGAAAGACTCTGGTGGCTTCCACGATTTCATCGAACAGGCCCGTAAGTCAGCTAGCCTAGCAGGAACCCGCTGGTTCGCCGTTCTTCATAAACGGGACAGGCGAGAGCCTGTAATTTATGTCGAAGATATGCGAGATCATTCGTTCGAGATCATGGCATGGGCCGACTTCCTTACCCCTCAGAACCGCGATAAGTGGCTAGCCACTTGGGACAATGAATATGCCGAAGAAAAAACCAAAGCCGAGTAACGACCTAGATCGATATGTATCGATAACAGTCGCAGACGCGTTCTATACCAAGCCGGTCGTAGCGTTAGACAATATGTACCACCCGCATCCGATGCCTCGGAAGTGGTGGTCACAAAGGCTGGCACTTGATCTGGAAATTGATACGGTAGTGCATACTGCCGTCCACGGCGAAACTAAAATCGTCATGGGATACATCGTTTCTAGCTGGGATGGGCAGTCGGATAGTGTTAGCATAACACGCTTGCTTGTGGCTCCGAGTTTTCGGAGAACCAAGATTGCGACCATGCTAGTGCTTCGCGTCCAGGCGGACATGCCGCCTATTACGAACAAGCTGACGTTTCTTGTACCGGAACTAGACCTTGACACGCAACTGTTTCTGAAGGACACTGGCTTCCGAGCCAAAGTGCCGTTGAAGGCGAATGCCTTCCCTGGCTACGTCAACGAGAACGGCATCTTGTTTATACGAAAGGAAAGCAAGTGAAATTCTACCGACAAGCATTACTCAGAACGCTGGAAAGCGTTTCGCCTGGGCTAAATTCGAAGGATACGCTGGAACAGAGTTCGTGCTTCGTCTTTACGGACGGAGAGGTAACGACCTATAATAGCGAGATCCTTTGCATCGCTAGCGTCAAGAATGACGAGGGCGAGCTGTTCAAATGCTATGGAGCAGTACCGGCGAAGCCGCTGCTAGAAACCTTACGCAAGAGTCCAGACGAAGAAATCGAAGTCAAAGCTGCCGAAGATCATATTTCGATCAAAGGCACAGGACGCAAGCAGAAGATCGTCATGTCGAGCCAAATTCTGCTAGATACGCAGGAGGTAGAACGACCCAGCGAGTTCTCTGATCTTCCGCCAGTGTTTTCAGAGGCTTTGACGCTTGCAGCGTCGTATGCCGCTAAGGATGCTGACGAGTTCGCTTTGAACTGCGTAGCAGTTAGTGCGAAAGGCTTACAAGCCACCAACAAACTAGCTGCCATTCGTTATGCCGTAAGCACCGGCCTAGCCGGCGGGACGGCTTTGATTCGGGCATCGAGTGCTAAGAACATCGCGGGCCTTGGACTCGCTACAGCGAGTTATGGCAAAGAATTCGTGTGGTTTACGACCTATGCTGGAACCAAAGTCGCTTTGCGGTTACTGGAATCCGAGTATCCTACGGCTAGTATGACTGCAATCTTCACAGAGCCGTTGACCATGAAGCTAGAGCTTCCAGGGTCGGTAGCGGACATCGTGGCTAGGACTGTACCGTTCTTGGCGGAAAATGCTGTAGGTAAAGTAGTCGAGATTCACGTTGACACCGATCTGCTAACTGTGCGAGCACAGAATGCAGTAGGTGAATTCGTTGAGGAAAAACAGATTGTTTACAAAGGAGAACGCTTAGCGTTCAAGGTTAATCCAGAATCACTTGCGGGTATATTCCGCACCGGATCACATTTAGAAGTTACGCCATCGTCCCTTCGGACAAAAGGCGATGGATATTGTTTGGTCATTAGTGCGGAGCAGATTGAATAAATGTTCACATTCTTTGTCCAGCAAGATAAAAAGCCGTTGGCTTTAGTACCTGACTGCCGCTCCTGCGGACTGGCTCTCAAATGCCAGAACCCAGTTCTAAAAGCCGTCAAACGACCGTCTAAGACGGTCATCGTCGTAAATGGACCTAACGAAGATCTTCCCGATGGGGTAAAACACCAGAAGCGGCTCGCAGCCGCTTTAGAGAAGGCTGGGCTGTCGATACACGACTACAGTATCGTACCAGCAATCGCTTGCCCAGGCGATAAGCTGAACCCGAAAGTCCAGTATTGGAAGTATTGCCAACCCCTAATGATCCAACAAATCAAGGCTTTAGAGCCTGAAAAGATCATAGTGTACGGCAAGCACGCTATCGCTAGCGTGATCGACTGGCTCTACCGCGAACACGCGGAACTGCCAGATCGTTGGATCGGGCGTAAGATTCCCTGCCGGGAACTGAACGCATGGATCTTACCGATAGGGAATAAGGGTATGGTGGTCAATCCTGCGGTAGCTCAGACTTGGCTCTATCGCTTTATTAGAGAAGCTGATAGTATCCAAGGTCGTCCATATGACCAAGTGCCGGACTACAATAAGACAATCAAGATCCTACACGACGCTGAAAGCGTCAAACAGGCATTAGGGGCGGCTAGCCGCTCACCGTTGTCTGCGTTTGACTACGAAACGAATTGCCTACGGCCCGAGAAGCCAAAAGCGAAGATCTTCACAGCTAGCGTAGCTTGGCTCGAAGGAACCGAATCGAAGTGCGTAGCCTTCCCGATGAAAGCGGAGTTCATCCAGTATTGGATTGAATACTTACTTTCTGATTCGGCGAAAATCGCCGCCAACATGAAGTTCGAGCATCGCTGGTCTAAGAAGCATTTCGGTGTAGACGTGAAACGTCTTATGTGGGATACGAATCTAGTCGGGCATATGTACGACCCGCAGCCCGGCGTAACTAGCCTGAAATTTCAGGCTTTCCGTGATTTGGGCGTGCCGTTTTACGCAGGTGAGGTAGAAAAATACTTCACTACGCAAGACGAAGCGGGCTATAATTCTATTCACTTGGCTAACACGCGGTCGCTGCTGGAATACAACGCGATTGACTCATTGGCTGAGCTGGACCTGGGGATCTTGCAAATGTATCAATCCCCGATTGGTAGCGAGTTTTGGAGTTCGGCATTGCCGAACAAACGGTTTTATACGAAAGGTATGTGGTTATGATCCAAGAAATTCGCTACCAAAACGTACAACCGCACCGGCAACGAAGGCTAGCCTTCGAACCCGGCCTGAACGTAATCGTCGGTGAAACCGACAAGGGTAAGTCCTCGTTAATTCGAGGACTTCGCTGGCTCGCCTTACATGAGTCCGCTAGCGGACTGATTACCCACGGCGAAACCGTGATGAAGGTAGGCGTGAAAACGCCTAATGGTACGATCATCCGTTTTAAGGATTCCAAGGAATCGGGCTATAAGCTAGGCGAGGAATACTTCAAGGCCTGTAAGACGGATCAGCCCAAGGAAGTCCAAGACCGTTTGTCGCTAACCGAGATCAACTTTCAGTCGCAATTCGACTCTATGTTCCTCCTGGCAGCGACAGGCGGTCAACGTGCTAAGGAAATCAATAAGCTGGTTGCCTTAGAGGACATCGATCTAGCAACTACGTGGCTCAAATCCAAATCCGCTAAATTAGCTACGCTAATGCAGGCGGCAGAGGATAAGATTAGTAAATGTAATGCTGATCTAGGGGCATACGTCGATCTCGACGAACGCCTAAAGATCTATGCTTCGCTACGCGAAGTCTTTGATAGGATTAGCGAAAATAATACTAGAGCGAGAGCATTAACGCAGTTTATCTGCGAGCTAGAAACTATCGATGGCTTTCTTCGCACAAACTTAGCCGCTACGATGCGGCTGGAAAAGCTGATTGCCGCTCTAGAGCGGCTAGAGGCCACCAAAGCCGCTAAAGCGGCTCTAGAATCGCTTGTCAGCGATCAGAAGGCCGTAGAGTCGCTTCCGCGTCTAGACGCGGCTATCAAAGCGTTAGACGGCTTAATTGCGGTACGCGAAAGACAGTCCAAACTGCAAGTTCTGTTTGGCGAGCATAGCGTAAACGAAACCCATATTTTCGTATTAAATGGAAAAATTCCTGTTCTAGTGGAGGGTGGATTGGCTATAGTAGAAGCAACAAAGAAAAAGCGTGAAACGCTTAAAAACATTCTAGGCTCGATACGAGCGGTTCGTGACGAGTTCGATCTAGCCGCTACAGCGGCTAAGGAAACTGAAGCTCGGCTAGCCGAGCTAGAAAAGCCTACACGCTGTCAAGCGTGCGGGAAATGCGTAATGTACTGCGAAACTTGTTGATCTAGATCGATGCTTCCGTGGTGTAATCAAGCCAACACAGCTTCGGCTAGCCGAAGAAATTACGGGTTGGACTCCCGTAGGCGGCATCGATCTTTTTATTTGAAAGGGAAATAATGAAAGCATTCGACATTCAGTTGGAAGAATCCGACTACTACAAGCATTGGCGATTCAAGGTGCATGGATTTTGGTCGAGATCGACCGTATCCGTATATCAATTCCGCAAGATGGACGAAAACGAAGTATGGGTAGAGCCTACTTTGAACTGGTCTTGCGGTGGCAGGGACTACGAGGAAGAACCTTCTGATTCCCAAGCAGCAAGAAATTTCGCGTCAGCAATGCTAAAAGCCGCTCAAATACTGGATGAAATCAAGGAAGCAAAGTGAATAAACCAATCCTAATTACCACCAGCGATTGGCATTTGCGTAGCACCGTTCCGGTGAGTCGCTTGGCCAAATGCTGGTATGCAGTCATGGAACTACGCATCGAGCAACTACGGCAGCAGTATCCAGACGTGCCTATCGCAATCGCAGGCGATTTATTTGATCGTCCCGATCCGCCTTCCAGTCTAGTATCATGGGCTATTTCCATCTTACAGGGAATGGAGATCTACGCGATTCCAGGGCAGCACGATCTACCGTATCACCGCTATCAAGCCCGCGACGAGGGTGCTTACGGCGCACTCATAAAGGCCGGAACGATAAAGGACTTGCCTGCTTATCAGTGGACTGTCGTTGGGAATATGGCTGCTGCGGTCGCTATGTATTCGATGCCTTGGGAGCATTATGCTCCGCCGAAAGAGAGTGCCCTAGAAGGGCCATTTAGATTGGCTTTGATGCACAAGTACCTCTGGACGGATGCGAGCAATGCATACGTTGGTGCCGACCAAGATACCCACGTCGTAGGCATGACCGAGCACCTGAAACAATTTGACCTAATCGCCGTAGGCGATAATCATATTCCGTGGAAAGTTCCCAAGATCGTGAATCACGGTAGCCTATTCTCGATGACTTCCGCCCAGGTGGGGCATGTGCCCCTCATTGGCGTAGTATACGAGGATGGAACCTACAAGGTGGAACCTTTCCCTGAAATCGACGTACAATGGCAACCAACTGCGATTTCGCAGAAAGTTGATTCTGTGTTGGAAAGCCTTTCGACGATGACCGTCGTTACGGCTGGATTCCGTGAAACTATTTCTACTTGGGTGGAGCAGTCCAATGGACAAGAACGAGTCCTCTACGAAGATCTCCTCGATCATCTCGCATCCAAAGATTAAGTGCCGCAAATGCGGCGAGATTCTGGTAACTTCGCGTAGCGAAGAAACAGTCGAGGAGGTAGACTGCCCCTTCGACAGAAAAGGTAAATGCGAACTACGAAAGGAAAAGTGCAATTGTCCCTCGATAAACTAAAGGCTGAGCTAGCTCAGCATAATGCCAAGCGTAACCAATTGATCGGCAAGCGTGACACGCTTCTAGATCGACTAAAGAGCGAGTTCGGGTTAAAGTCATTCGCCGAAGCCGAAGCCGAAATCGAGCGTCTAGACGCTCAGGCAACGGCTGAAATGGCCGAATACGAAAAGCTCAAAAAGGAATATGAGAATGTTAGCACAGGAATGGCTAAATAAAGTAGCCGACGATCTCGCCGAAAGACGGCGTAATCGAGATGCTATTCTAGGCTTACGTGACGCGGCTAGCCGCGAATTGCTGGAGCTATGTGCTACTGAAAATTCGCTGAAAGCGGTAGATGAACGAGTCAAGGCGTTAGCCTTGCTATGTCAGCAGAACTGCAAAGCAAGTATCGAGGAACTTGTGACTCGATGCTTGGCAGCAGTATTCCCCGAGAACCGATACCGCTTTAACCTAGTGTTCGAGCGGAAACGGGATCAGACCGAAGCCCGTATCGTCCTCACGGACGGTGACGGGAACGAGTACGATCCTTTGCGGAATAACGGTGGAGGAGTAGCAGATATAATAGCGTTCGCTCTTAGATTAGCTACGCTAATGTTGAGAGTTCCGCAGCCTGCTAAGGTGCTCGTCTTAGACGAGCCATTCAGGTGCGTTAGTGCCGATCATAGACAACGAATTGCCGATCTCCTAGTCTCGCTAACAAGCGAGTTAGGGTTTCAGATCATTATGGTTACTCATATGCGCGAGCTAGCTCGCGGGAATGTTATTGAGCTATAGATGCCACCAATCAGACGACATAGGGATTCGCTGCCGGAAGCGGAACGCTTCATACCAGCTAGTCCCGAGGAAGCCTTGCTTGTATTCGGTAATCTCGGGACACCCGAGTTTCCGAACTACCAAGTATCGACGGACACGCTACCGGGTTCATTTGAGCGGTTAGAAGTTTATCGGCTAAGGGCGGAACGCCGGGAGCCGATCTTCAATCCGCACGATAGGAACGATTTTACAGGGGTTGGAATGGCACCTAAGACATTCAAAGACCCCATCAAACAAATTCTTCACAACATGGAACAGAGAGAAAAATGTCGAAATCACTAACACCTTTCGTTTGCGTTTGTGCCATTTGGAACCATCGCCAAGAATGGACTGAGAACTTGATTCAGTTGTTCTTAGATCAGGATTACGAAGGCCATAAATCATTGTTTCTACTGGACGATAGACCAGGGAGATTTGAATCACAAACGCTCGTTAGCGAGCTAGGTACTTTCGTAGGCGTAGAATCGTTCGACGAGCGATTTCCTTGCCTGCCGTGCAAGTACGATAAGATTCTGTATTGGGCGACAATAGCCGGTATTAGAATGCGTAAAGATCCATACGTTGCAGTTTTAGATGACGACGATCTCTATCTACCCCATTACCTCTCTGACCACGCAGCGGTCCTTGAGGAACATCCTTGGAGTTATCCCGCCGAAATCTTCAGCAGTTATGGCGGTAGATTCAATGTGGAGCCAACCGGGGGCCGGTTCTGGACTTCCTCCGCCTATCGCCTATCATCGCTGGAAGCGATTGGAGGCTACGGCGATTCGAAGAACATGGCATACGACCAGGGCTTCCTAGATCGAATGGAAAGGAAATTCGGTAAAGCAGGGACGCCTAAGCGTCCGAACTTTGTGTATAACTGGGATGTGACTTTCGATTCGCACGTATCCGCTGAAGGCGGAAAGACCGAAAGTGCTTGGTACGATAATTGTCAACCTTCGGTCCCTACGGGACCATTGGTTCCAAAGTACAACGACATTACCATCGAACTACTCAAGAAAGCAAAGGAACATCCACTGTGCGTATAGACATCTACGGCCCTAGCCATTGCAACTACTTCGTTGCTAAAGCAGCGGCCAAATCGATTGATAATGCCATTTCGTTATTCTTCGGCCAGCCGAAGGAAATACGGTTACACAATCGATGGACAGAAAAGAATACGTTTAACGATGCGATTAAATCGCATTACCAGCATCGAGCCAGCGTGCAGGCTATTACGCTTGAGGAATCAGATGCGGAAGTATTCTGGTTTGTTCACGAAGATCGCGTACCTACGCTGCCCTTCACGCCTAAGCGTGCTATCAGCATGGTTAAGGATAAGGTAGTTAGATCTTGGGGTATTTCTGCCGTAAAATTCTGCGAAGTCTACGGATGGCAAGTAGGCGACGTGCTAGAATGTATGGACGAGCCGATAGTGCTCAAGATCGAAACGATTGACCAATCAACAGGCACCGTCTACGGTGGACGTTGCAATGAATTCCAGCAGGACTTCGGGGCAGTCCAAGAGATCTTCCCTAATTTCCGATTTAGAAAGGTAGAGCTATGAGCACAACCGAAGATATTCGCAAATGGTTTGACGATGGAGCAGAGAGCGGCTATGACTTCATGCTCATCGTATGTCAAGTTAACGGAGACAATCCGTTTCCTATCTACACTTACGTCGCAAATCACGCGCAGCGTATTGCGGAGTATGAGCAGATACAGCATAAAGTGCTCGAATCATACGATCTCTCGGTCGATATCGACCTTCAGATTAGAATGAAACGAGCGTATTTTGGCATGAATACACCGAATCCGAACGTGTAAAGGGAAACTATGTTACAAGTAGAAAAAACCAAGACATTTTACGCAGCTCACAGCGTAAAATGTTTCGGACCAGAGCACAAGTGCGCTAGAAAGCACGGCCACAGCTATACCGTAACGGTATGGGCAACTACATACCAAGAAAATCCATTGGAATTTTCGACGCTTGAGCAATCTGTGGATTCTCTAATATCGCAATGGGATCACAATGATCTGAATGAGGTCTACCCGAAATTCGACCCTACGGTAGAATTCCTGTGTGTTCGGCTAGCCGAACATTTACTGGATAGCGGAATACCTGTAACTAAACTTCGCATACAAGAAACTCAATCCTCTGCGGTGGTATGGAATGCGTTTTCTGTTTGATGTTTCCAAGGCCAAAGAGCAGTCGTTGATTCCTATACTCACCGCAGGGCAGTTAATAACGCCTTTGACTAGGTACAGGAAATGGATGGACGTGTACGCCATTGATAACGGCTGTTACGGAGGACTGCGAGAAAAGGATTTTCTTTCTTTATTGAGACGGGAAGATACAAATAAAGCATCGTGCTTATACGTTACTTGCCCTGATGTAGTCGGAGATGTAAAGGCGACTCTAGCCTCTTTTGCTGTATGGAATCCACGCATACTTGATCTAGGGTTCAAGACCGCCTATGTAGCACAAGATGGAGCTACCATAGCAAATACGCCTTGGGATGAATTTACCGCTTTATTTCTAGGTGGTAAAGATCCTTGGAAAGACAGTCTAGAGGCTAAGGCATTAGTTAGGGAATCCGTAGTGAGGGGTAAACATACGCACATAGGGCGTGTAAACGCCCTTGATCGATTCATCCGATATTCTGAACTGGGTGCCCATACGTGCGATGGAAGCGGCGTGAGTCGCTATCCTAACGCAAAGCTACCCCAATTCCTACCTTACCAAATCAAGCGATATGAACAACCAAATACCTGAAAACTATTCTAACCTAAAGAACGTTCTGGACGTTCACAGCATTTTCTACACCATCCAAGGCGAAGGTCCGTATGCCGGACATCCCGCCATATTTATCCGGCTAGCCGGATGTAATTTACAATGTCCTAACTGCGATACTGACTACACATCCAAACGGATAGCCTACTCGGTATCCGAGTTAGCTACAATAGTAGATGGTTTAGGGGAATTGCATAACTGCCTTCTAGTAGTCATCACGGGAGGGGAGCCATTACGCCAAGCCGCAACAATAGACTTAATCGAGCAGTTTATTATTTGGGGTATGGTAGTGCAAATAGAAACTAACGGCATGTACCCAATAGCGGACTTACCAGAAGAAACTACTATCGTATGTAGTCCAAAGACGAGCCGCATACATGAATCATTACTAAACAATCCTGCGGTACACTTTAAGTACGTTGTCCGCGAGTTTGAAGTAGATGGAAACGGATTGCCTTCGTTAGTCTTAGGCAAAAAAGTAGCTATGCAAAAACCTAAAGGCATGATCTGGCTGCAAGCTGAGGACGAGAAAGACGAAGAAAAAAATCGCAAAAACCTGCGATACGTCGCAGATCTGTGTGTAAGATATGGGTACAGATTTTCTGTTCAGTTACATAAACTAGGAGGATTGGAATGAAAACGGTATTAGCTTTATCAGGCGGTATGGATTCAGTTACACTACTTTACGACTTACTTTCGCAAGGTCATCAGGTGTTTCCGGTATTTTTCGATTACGGCCAAAAGCACAGGGATGGCGAGCGATATTTCGCTAGATACCATGCCGATAAGAGCGGACTGGTACTACAGCACGTAGAAGCTAAGTATTTCTACGATATAGATTCTGCTCTGACTAGCTCTGTTGTTGAAGTACCTGAAGGTCACTACGAATCGCCCGCCATGTCGAAAAACGTCGTACCTGGACGTAACTTACTTTTCGGTACTTTAATGGCGATTCACGCTTGTCGTGTAGGAGCTTCGGGCATAGCAATAGCGGCCCATGCAGGTGATTACGCGGTGTACGCTGATTGCCGTGGAGCATTCCTAACTACGCTTAAATGTGCCATCCGCATTTCGACAGATGATAAGGTCAACCGGATCGAATCACCATACTTGGAAGTACGGAAGCAGGAAATCGTAAAACGCGGATTGGAGTTAGGTATTGACTACTCTACGACTTGGAGCTGTTATGTAGGCGGTAGGACGCCTTGTGGTAAGTGCGGAGCTTGCGTAGAACGCATGGAGATTCTGGGGAATGTGTAACTACGAGGACGCCTTAAAAGCTAGAGGCGAATGGCGAGAAGGGACTTATGAAAGTCCTGCTAGGGCTAAAAAAGCCTTAGCCGAAATGACAGCAGGATACGATACAGACGTGTCGGATTTGTTTACTCTGTTTGATAGTCCCAATAATATGCCGGTAATCTGCGCGAACATTGAATTTAGCTCGCTATGCGAGCATCATTTACTGCCGTTCTTAGGTAGTATATCCGTTGCCTATACGCCAAACGGTAAGGTAGTAGGGCTATCTAAGATAGGGCGTGTGGTCGAAGCCCTCAGTAAGAGATTTCAAATTCAAGAACGACTAGGACAGGAGATAGCTGATGCTATAAACTGCAATGTCGGAGCCTCGGGATGTACCGTATTGATCGATGCGATACATACTTGCATGTGCTGTAGAGGGGTAAGTAAAAGAGCCGTAACTAGGACAATCGCAAATGTAGGCGATGCCTACGATCTGCGATTGTCCCTATTGCTGTCAACGCACAGACTAGCTACACTTACCGTTAGCTAGTTTCTTTCTAGCCCGTTTGATTGCTTGTTTCACCGCAATCTTCACGGCGGGCCTAAAGAAAAACTTCTCTAAACCTCTTGCCTGAGCTTGGTCGCGTAACCAATCAAGTATCTCATCCATGATTTCTTCGCACTTATCGGGGCCGATAGCATCCATCTTTGCTGCCATTGCGTTGCAAGAACAGTTTTCGGTGGCTGTGATGCCTAGCGTTGCTAAGATTGCCTTGAGTTCCTGCCCGCTTCCGCATGGACGCCCTTCATCATCGGACTTGGGCCAAATGACGATAGGCGTCTCTGGCCGTTCGTCCTCAACGCAAGTTAGTACGGTGTAACCGTACTGATCTTGACTATGGTAGGAAATAAACCAGTTCGGATTCTTTTTGATGAACATTCGCACCGCGAAGAACATCCCAGGCTTCTTACCATCCTCGCCGGTGATACCGGCATGGTTGACTATAGCCCCGCGAAGTACGATGTACTTTTTGATTCGAGGACTTAGCTTGTCTAAGATCTCAGTGATTCTACCGTAGGAGTTATCATCGTTAACATAGAGCAAGTCGAAGTCCCGATCTAGATCGGGGATCGGATCGCTCACTTGTCTAGGGACGTTGATGTATTCGGTCAACCGTCCAGCACCTTTGGCAACGGTTTCACCGATGATATCAAGTAAGGTATCCTGCTCACTTTGGTATGAAACGAGCGTAGAAGGCGACGTACAGTCGCAGCTACCTCCATTAGTGCATGATCCCGAGCACTTAACCCGATCAAGCCCCGCCGCCCAGAACAGCGTCGTTTCACGACGTTTGTTCAATTCAACAATGCTGTTACATTTGGTTCCTAACTCGACGTACTTAGCGAAATGCTGTTCCGCATCCCGTGGTTCGCTAGCAACTTCAACGGCCATGCCGTTTAGATTGGTTGCAACAATCGGTAGCTTCATTCCGAGGTTGGAAAGCATTACAGGCTTCATATTGCTTGGGGCCGTGTTTGGAGCCCAATTGGAATAGGGATCGTAGTTGATCGGATCAGCCACGCACTTGTCCCATTCTTCCTGCTTGACCTTTATATCCTCTACGAAGTGCTTGCGGACTTGTTCTAGGTCTAGACCTAGCTCCATGAATTCAAGCACGTAGTTTCGCATCTTGCCGACTGTGGTGATTGGATACCGTGGGCCTTCGGGACGCCCGAAGCGGTGGTTCCATCCCATGAAGGGAAGGCATAAGGTCTTGCGACCTGCTTGCCTGTACTTCTCATGGATATAGCATTCCTCGCCGCCGAAGTGTTTGTGGTGCGGATTGAACCCGAGCCAGTGTTCCTTGGCTGCGATGAATAGTCCTAGCCCTTGGGCTGGCACTTCGAAAATGTCGTCATCGGCTACGCCTGCCTCGGTGAAACCGAGTTTGCGGAGTGCCATTTCGTGCCCCGGCCAGCCGTGGTTGAATTCCAGTTCGTAGTTGTCCGTCATTACCTGCTTGAGCTGGACCTTAGTGCCGTCCTCGGACGGCTTGGCAACGTAGTATTTGCCGTCTTTCTTCCAGGCATTAGCCCACGTTCCCCACATTTCGCCACGCCATTCGCACTCAAAGTGCGTTTGTTGGTAGTTCAACGTGTCCATAAGCAGCGGGCCTGTGAACATATTCTTCTTCATTTGCTCGTCGGCCTTTTCCCAGAAAGCCTTCAGCTTTGCGATGGCTCCGGCCTTGAGCATGACGTGGCAGTCCATGACCACTACTAGCTCGCCTTTGGCGAGTTCGAATAGGTGGTGGCGTGTCCGGCTGGTGCCGGTATCGCCTTCTAACGTATGGTAGGAGATAGGAACGCCAGTTCCTTGGATGTTTTCGATGAATTGGCGTGTATCGCGTCCGTGGATATGCTCAGGTGCATTATCCAAAACGATGATCTCGCAATCAGTAAGATCCTGGTACATACGCAACGCCTGGACTGTAGAGAAAACTCCGTAGAAGTCCGTATGGGTTGCCATGCAAAGCGACAGCTTTATTGACATAGAAATTCCTTATGGGTAAGAGACTGAATCAGTATACCTGATTCCGTCGTAAATTGCAAGAGCCTACTAGAGCGGGGGCGGTGCCCCAGTAGTGGTTGTTGTGGTTGTGGTTGTGGTTGTGGTTGTGGTTGTGGTAGGGGCTGGTGTGGTCGTAGCCACGCAGCCGCAAGAACCGCAACTGAACTCAGTGCCAGGAGGGCAAATCCCAACTGGACCTGAACTGCAACCACACTGGAAGGCCCAGCAGCTATCGCACGGATTAGGGGTAGTCGTAGGAGGCGTTCCCGTAGTTGTCGTAGTAGTCGTGGTACTGGTCCCTGGACCTACGGTAGTCGTAGTCGTACTGGTGGTTGTAGTCGTAGTTGTAGGGCCTTCGCACGCATTACAGTTAGATATTACTACGCCGCCATCGGCGATGCAGGCACTTGAACCGTATCCAACATAGCAATAGGCCGGGCTGCTATTACGGAAGCAACAATCCGCTAGCGGGTTATTAGTGGTTGTAGTAGTGGTAGGCGGTGTGAACGTCGTAGTCGACGTAGTCGATGTTGACGCTAGACCACAAGGATCGGTACTGCAATCTTGATTAACAAAGAATAGCCCTCCGATTTGGTTACAGGGAGTCCGCTCGGTGTCGTTGAGGCATTGCCACGTAGGAGCGGCGGTGCCCATGCGAGAAGCAACACAGCAAGCACCTTTAGGTATTGCAGTTGTCGTAGGGGATGCACAAGAGCTACCTAAATTGGAGCAATTACATGGGCCAGGACCGGGCCATCCCGTACAGTTCGTAAAGCGAACCTCTACAGCTTTGGGAAGGCTTGGGTTCTCTGGATTCGTCGGATTTTTACCTACGGCACATGCACAATCGCAAGTGTCATCCACGCAGAACCAGCTACCATTAGTCGTGAACCTATGGCAGCAGACGCCACGTCTAGCTGTAGGGCAGGTAACATTGCTGCAAGGCGGCTGTGTAGTAGGATTTTGAGTAGTCGGAGGAAATACATATCCGCATGCCACTGTTATCGTATCACAAGATCCACTTATAGGCAGCGTTACGCTGCTAGCGGGCGGGCAGGCACAATTAGTTGGGCATTTATTATCCCGCAATGTCCAGGTGTTAGATACTGTGGAGGAGTACCGGCAATAGCCGGTAAGGCAAGGGTCTGGTGTCGAACTGCAACAACCGCAAGGATTAGGGGTAGTCGATGTTGTTGATGTCACTTGGCTGCTGCACATGGTTATAGCGGTACGCACGCAATCCGATCCAGATCCCGATGGGGGCGGATTAGCCGCTGCATCGCTAGGTCTGGGGCAACCGCAATTAGTGCTGTACAGCACATCATTTGTACCGTTGCTGCCGGTAATGCCCGTATCAGCGGGAGGCACGCAAGAAGCACTTATCGATCCATTATTACCTGTGGTTAAATTAAAGGTCCAGCCAGAAAAGTAATAGGTACTGCCGCTTTGCAGTAACCAAAGACCTGTCCAAGAACAAACGCCGGAGCAAGTAGGATCAGGCGGAGGTCCAGGAGGCTCATCCTTAACGCATTTAATCGTACCGCAAAGCGGTGGCTCACCCTCTATTATACGTCTATACCCAGGAGGGCATGTCCCGCCGCTAGGGGGCTGTGTGGATTGTGTAGGGCATATACATACCCTACCGTCAGTGCCGATGCACTGATTGGGTGCGTTTGTAGTGCTAGGGGTACTAGTAGACGTTGATGTAGTTGTGTTAGAAGGGAAACACGGAAGGCCATCAGACGGTGGAACCGTCGTTTGGCTTACGCCGCTAGGGAATACTGCTGCCCCTTCTTTACTACAAACTGTTCTAGTGCATTCGAATGGTTTGGGACAGAAACTCGGGCGGCTACATCCGCAATGGGGATTTCTAGTAGTGGTACTAGTCGTCGAAGTAGTTCCAGGCGGTAATGGGGGATCTATGACTGTTGGCGGGAATATGCGGCCTCGCTTACATTGATCGCAATCGAAATCACTGAATTGCCTGCATTGTGTATAGTAGATGTACGTATTGGTTTCTACATCCAGCCACGCGCCTTCATCCGTACCGTCTCCGGTGACTATGCCCCTGCCGTTATTGGTGTCAATCCAGATTGGCGGTGGATTAAACGGTCTGTATCCTTCGGGGCAAGTGACACATTGAAACCAGTTAGCTACGAACTGGTTTGTATCCCTATCCACCCGAATCGTACCGTCACGCGACAGTTTATTCACGCCGTCTATTTTCCATAAATCTAGCTGCCTATCGTAAGGGTAGGCTCTGTATATAGCATACTTCTGGCTGTCCTGCTGGTTGGCACTTATGTCTATTAGATTTTGCATCTGCTCGCCTCGCGGTTCGTCGCAAGGTGATGCCACGCAAGGTGATTCAAAGACAGACGCTAGTTTATCCCAATTATGCTCACGCAAATAGACAAAATCGCGGAAAAGCGGATACTTACCGTCTGGGCATTGCTTACAATTCTGCCATGTACCAAACTCTGCCCCTTGGCGGTTTATAGCCGATCTGTAGGTATCTGGACTGGCCGTACCGAATATAAAATCAGCTTGGCTACATGGCGAAGAATTCGGGGCTGGTGTGGTCGGAGCCGGTGTGGTGGTCGGCCCTGTGCCTATGCAATTAGACACTAACTCGCCTTCGACGAGAAAGCAGGGGTCGCCTAATCCATAACAGGTGCAACCTGTAGGACATACAGATCCGTCTTTAAGTGCGTATCTAAACCTTTGGTACGGTGTAGGTACTCCATACTCGTTAGGGGCAGGGGTTGTGGACGTATCTATGCAAACTAAAGTACATTTAGTGTTGATACACGGCGAAACCGTGACGGGAGGCTCCAATCCGTTGTCTCCTGGATTGTTGGGATCATAAGACGTAGTAGGAGAGCTGGTCGTCGTAGTGGTGGTCGATGTAACATTCTGGCACCCGCCAGTAGGCATTTGCCATACACCGTGCTGGTCAGCCTGCCAAAAACAATCTCCTTCACATCCGTAACTAGCTGTATGTGTATCTCCTGGATTTTGGCCTGGGCGTAAGGTAGTATTGCTTGCCGACACTACATCAGGTTTTTCACAACTCCAAGATCCGTCTTTTTTCTGCCATATCTGTGTGATATCATTCTGATTCCGCGAGTGATAATCACTGACCGGAACGCGTACCGGAACTCCGTTAATGTCCAATACCGGTTCTAGTATAGAACCTCCTATAAGATTCTGCTGTTTTGTGCTTCGCCATAAACAGCAATAGCTCGGCATAGTAGATACGGACAAAGAACCATCCGGCAGTCGCTCTTGCTTACCTGCTTGAATGCCTACCTCGCAAGTAGGCAAAGCCCAATAGCTGTCGCCTTCTTCATGTACTACCTTCTGGCTCTCTTTGATCGGATTCGGAGGCGGAGCAGAGTATTGCCTAGAAAGCAAGGCGGCGATTTCACGCCGATCTGCTTCATTGAGAAGGTATTTTTTCATTGTTTACTCGGTAACTGGATATGCAGTAATCGACAGTAATGCAGTCGCGGACTCTGCCTTAGCGAAAACAGGAAATGGGTATTCTACCACACTCGCTCTGCGATGCCGTAAAATACCGACTACTACGCCGTCAGCATTAGTTAATGTAATCTTATTCAAAGCCATTGCTTCTTTCAAGGCGTCTGGCGAGTCTTTGGCTATTTTTACTGGATCGTGCGATAGAATGAGCATACATTTACCCCATTCACAGGGGCCGATGTTTAGTTCGACAGCATTAGACGGACTGATCTTCTGTGCCGTTTGGAAGGCTTCTGCTTCCTGCGGATTTGTGTAATCAAACGCGTGAGTAACAGATTTCATGGAAGATACGGCATACTCCTCGTATCTACCGTTAATGATGATCGTTGCACGATCATTACTGAAGCCTTTGGCTTCCTGATTGAGTGTGTTTATTTCCATGTTAACTCAGTGAGCTTGGGATACCTAAAAGTAGTAAATTGCCTTGATAGTGAACTTGGGGCGTTTGGATATACTGGGGATCTCGGTAGACTGGCTGGCCGAAATCGTCATACCCTGTTTGCTTTAGCTGCCTGCCAAGGAAGTCCAGCGGGACTGATACGTTCTCGTCTGTCGACGACTTCGCGGGTATGAATGACTTGGGGTCTAGGTAACTGCCTGAGCCGCCATAGACCTTTGTGCCTTCTGCCGGAACAGGTTTATCAAAGCCTTGTATATCAAACTCGAATGTGTACGTAGTCGTGAAGTAGTAGAAGCAACTACCGTAGACCTTTCTAGACCATTTAGCGTCCGCAAATCTAACGCAACGGGCAGGTAAACCCCACAGCGGAGCGTCATTGAGCTTATTCACCAATTGCACGTAAGTAGACAGAGGCAACGTGACCGAATTAAAAGTTATGTTGATCGTCGGGTACGCGTATCTATATTCTACAGCAGGTCCAGTAATTGGCTCAAAGTTTGGATGGCGAAGCGGTTTGCCGAATCTATCTAAGCTGGCTTGTCTGGCTTCGTGTACGAAGTCGCCGCTAATATCCACTGGCTCAAGTAGCGGATTTTCGACTGGGAATGTCTGGCAACGCCACGATTGCTTGGTAGACCAATACTGCGTGATTACCCAATTAGTATACGGTCCTAGTTCTTTAACGTCGCGGTGCGGAGCTATGTTAAGCTGCGGCGTACAGAACGCCCATAGATCATTGCCCGTCACAGCGGGCCATAATGCGGTAAGATTAAAAGGCGATCCTACCGCAAAGAGCGGCCAGTTGTTGAGGATGAATGCTATGTTATCGTGCTGCGAAAACGTCTGTATATGCCAATCGATCTCATAGTAACGATGACCTTCATCGTCTCTATTGAATCGCTGGGCGATTGGACCTACTACTCGCGGTGCCGTCATATTCGTATTCTGCTATACTAAAGCAGCCTCCTCTATGTTTCCGTCTAAGGGTAAGGTGGAGCCGCGTGTGTTACGCTCGATTCGCCCCAGCAGATCTTCCATTTTCTGGTTGGGGTTTTTCTTTTCGTCTATTTTCATCATAGCTGCTTGGTCTTGGCCGTACTGATACATACGCATAGCATGATCTGCTGATCCTAGTACCGCATGTTCACGTAACTTTGCTGGGTCTGCCGCTTCGCCCTCTCCGGCACCTTTTACGAATTTCTTAAAATCAATATCAGGCTTATCCTTTAGGGTCGAATCTATATCTGGCGGTAGGAAAGGCTTTAACGCTTCTTTTATTTTATCTACGCCCAACATATCGTTCATATTCGGCCCATCGAATTTGAACATGCTAGTATCGTACTCAGCCTTAATACCTGCTATATCCGCCATCTGCTTACGTAGATTTTCAGTCAAGTTGAGTACAGAGTCCGGTATTTGCGTTCCAAATGCGTATGCAATTGTATTTGCTAGCCACATTATAGGATCGTAAAGCATATACAATGGTGTGAGTATACCGTCGATTATCATTAGCCCCCAGTTGTTGGCTATGAAATCGAATATAGCTGATATGTTATGCCCGAAATTATACATAAATCCTAACAAATACCCGAACGCTGTCATAGCGTCTGTGGCTAAGCCCCAGAATCCCCTTTCGTTACGTACTGCGGCGATGGCTAATCCTATACCTGCAATAGCTATTATGAGCCAGCCTATAGGACCGATGGCTGCGATCCACGCTAATACCATACCTGATCGAAGTAACGCTATACTGGCCGTGACTGCTTGTATAGCCAAGCGGAGCGGTGCAAATAAAAGCATTAGCGATCCTAATAGCCATTTCGTTGTAGCCAGTGCAGCACCCAATAAATGAAATCCTACAACGTATTTAAGTATCTGAATACCAAGTAGTACGTACTGCTTGACGACTTCCTTATTTGCCTTCATCCACCCTACGGTAGCTGTTGTGTATCGCACAACCGTTTCGAGTCCTTTCTTTAAGTCGTCGGCAAACGTCTCAGTGATCTGAATCTTAATGAGGTCTAGCGTTTCAAGAAACTGGTTGGCCCAGCCCGTCAAGCTCTTAGCTTGCTCCGCTGTAACGCCTGCAAAATCGCCTCCCTTGGCTGTTTCGACTTCGAGAGCTGCTTTAATTATATCTGAATCTAACTGCCTTTTACGCATAGCAGTTAGCAGGAAGTCCATCTGCTTCTCTATCTCCTCGTCTGTGGCTACGCCCTTGCCTCCGGCAAGTTCCCTAGCGGCGGTCTTTAATGGATTGAAGCCCGCGTTAACCATCTGACGTAATTCTTGTCCCTGTAGTCGCCCGAATCCCGTAGCTTGCCCTACTGCCAAGCCGAGTGACTTTAGCTTGTCTGTATTCCCCCCTGCAACGTCTCCGAGCATCCGAGTCAGCTCCATAGCATTCTCGGCAGACTGCCCGTATTTCATCATAATAGACGTGGCCTCAAGTACGCCTTCTAGCTTATACGGCGATTGAATAGCGAACTGCTGCATCTCCTCGACGACTTTCTTAGCCGCTTCTGCCGATCCCGCATACGCACGCATTTGAATGGTGGCGTTTTCTACTTCTGCGTATGGCGTCAGGAAATCCTTGCCCATAGACACCATGTTCTGTAATGCTCCGGTATGCATGAACATATCTGCTCTTGCACCCATCATACCGCCACCTCCCCCTCCTCCGCCGCCAGTGGAGCCTCGGCGTCTATTACGGAAAGGGGGGAAGTTCGTGAGGCTTGCATTGGCGTTAGCCATGTATTGACGCATAAGCCTCTGCATCGCCGCGTGGAATGTACGCGCAAATGCTCTGTATTGATTACCTGATGAGGCCGCTAATAGCGATGCAGATATGCCTTGGACTAAGAGGCGTAGAACTTGGCGTACAGTAGCGAGGAGGAGCCTTCGTACCATTCCGACGTACGGAACACTCGAAGCGATATTAGCCGCAGCGGCGACCGCTACATTACCCACGACTTGTGTGATGGCACGTAAAAGTGGTCGGACAGCTCTGCGTATCTGGGCGGTAACGCTTCTAGATCCTGCCGTGTTGGCTGGCATGGACGACACCACACTTTGGATGTATGCGGTAATGCCTGTATTTATGGCCCTTACTGCTTGGCGGAAAGTGTATTGTATCTGCCTCTTGCCTACACTAGTCGACCCTATGTTGGTCGTTATGTTCTTTATGTTGGCCGAGATCGCTTTCGCTACTGCGGCGGTGCCTTGCTTTACCGCATCCCTTACGGTTCTCCGTATGAACCTTGTGTTGACCCCACTCCCTGATGCGGCGGCGTTAAACACCTGTTGGACCTGCTTCAGTCCCGCAATGGTGTCTGCCACTATCCGTTTAGCATGGGAGTTATCTCCCATGATTTTAATGACAAGTGGCGGTAGTTCGCGTTTAGGTCCGGTCATCTTTCCTTAACTCCGAAAATGGCAAGGAATGCCTCTTTCATTTCTTCATCACCTAGTTTACGTTTACGGGGCTGTTCGAATTTAATTAAATGATCTTCGAGTTTCGTTTTAGCCCCGCCCATCGTGCGGTAAACTGCTTGAGCAGTGGCCGCTTGGTAGTATTCCCACTTTTCCACTTTTCCTCGCCTAATAACAAAATAGGCTTGCCACTTCTCGAACTCCTCGACGGTTGTGTACCGTTTAGCGAGTTGGACAGGCAAGCCTAGTTCATGTGCTAGGTTGTACCAAAGGTACTCCTCATCACTTAGGACTTTTTTGGGTCGGCTTCTCCGTCATCGCTCCGATCCATCTTATTGAGCTTCAAGGCTAGTTTGTGTAGCTCTTGTAGCGTTTCATCTGGCCAAGTCTTTAGCACATCTTTGGCTACCAACTTACCGTCTGGACCCTTCAAGCACCTGCAAAGCAGATCAGTGAATTGGCCAGTAAAGTCGTTGAACTTTACCACGTTGCCGTCTTTGTCGAGATCGACTTTAGCGGCTTGTGATACGCGGAAATCGTCTGCCTGTTCACCAGTAAGCTGGCACAGCTTGTAGGTGACTTCAACATCATCGTCTCCGACGATAACGACAGGCTCGGACTTAGTTTTGATTGAAAATAACATACACGTCTCGCAAGAGTAAAAGAAACAAAGAATCGGCGGTCACTAGCCGCCGATTTATAGTTAGACTGAAAGTCAGGACTACGGTGCAACCGTAGTGGTCGTACCGGTGGTGTAAACGTAACCGAATTCAGCAGGCGGATTGCTGGTGGTCAAGTTGCTTGGCTTCAAGGTCAAAGTAGCCGTAGGCTTCTCGTTGATAGTAAGAGCCGAAGGCTCTAAGCCTTGAACGATGCAGTAAACGAGCAAGCTGGAACCATCGCGGAATCGGATAGTAACTGCTCGGTTTTGGCGAGCGACCGCTTTGATCTGATCGAATGCTCCGACCGCGTAGTGGACAGTAACGCTGACATCGCCCATAGTGAGCAAAGCACCGCCTAGAAATGTCCGCCAGTTGTTATTGAGCATATTAGTCTGCTCAACTGGATCGTCCGACATGATCGAAGGTGGCGTGATGTCTACTGGTTCGAAAAGTGCCGAAACGCCGTCGATGGCAATCGTGGTTTTGAAACCATTGGACAGGATTGTGTTTGACATATTAAGAAATGGCTATCAAAAAGGATTGTGTGAAACGCCAGCGGCGTGTTTGAGGCTCTTGGCCCATACATCCTATTGTATTAGCTTTGCTGATACATTGCACGATTTTCCCACCTGTGGAGGTCGCTACCACGTTCTTCAGCACGTCCTCCCAGATCACAGGTAAGGCGTTAAACGCCTCATTGTGGTCGTGGGCTCGGACGTGGACCTCGACCAAATTCCGCTCGGTGTGCTCTCCGCTCATATTTCGGTCGTCTAGACGACCCTTACCGTCAAAGCAGAGAATAGCCTTGTCAGGCTGATCTTGCATGTGATTCACGTACACGGCGAAGCCGAGATTAGTTGCCTTAGTTAAAATGACATTGGCGAATAAGCCCGCAGGTGACTGTTGTGGGGGTAAAGTCGTAGTAGTTGTCATGCTGAAGCTATTGCCTGCCAAAAGAGGTACGAAGCGTCGTCTACGTTATTTTCGACTGCCACTTCGAGGTATTTTACCTCGTATGGTTCATCGTGCTGGTAAACGGCGTATTGAGCGGGAACCCGCTCTCTGCCGTCCTTGAAGAATCCCTTGACTGGAAAGCCAAACCCGACAACGGCTACGGCGTCCCAGCCGCTACCTTCGACGAAATAATCACCTGAAGCACGCAAAGCACCTGTATCGACAGGCGTAATATCGAGGGAATCCTTGAGGATTTGGCGAGCAACGCCGCCTAGCCCTTGGGCATATGCCTTGCCAGTATCCTTGTGGTACTTGCGTAGGGCTTTCTCTAGTTCTTTTATTCCCTCGACTTTTACCTTCATGGATCAGTCTTTAAGTTAGGTATTTTCTTGTCGATCTTGTCAAGAGCGCATTTAAGTCCGTCCAATGCGTCAGCATTTCGCTCTAAGTGAACTGCCGTCTTATCTAAGTGCTTCGAGGTTTCTTCGAGGTGCTTAACAGCAGCATCCTTCAATGGGATCGCTACGTGGTCGAGGAGAATCTTTGTGAACTTGTAGATGCCATATAGAAGGGCACAGAGAACGGCAAAGGCTACGCCATTGTTTATGATGAATTGGATTGTTTGTTCGGACATTATGCATACGCTTCAAATAGAGTAACGGAACGGGTTTTCAGCATCGGCGTCTCCTCTACCATGATTATCTCATGTACTCCGGTATTGCTTTTTGGTACTGTAGGGCTGGTCAGGCTGGCTAAAGACCCTTTACGGACCATGCCTTTAGGCTGTAGCCGCGATTGGGTGATTAGCTCGATCTTGGAGAATACAGGAGATCCATCTTCGGCGAATACTTGTTTGATGGCTTCGTCCCATCTACAAGTCATCTGTGCTGGTGCGGCATACGTTGGTTGGCCGTATCTATCGGCCCCTGTATACGCCCAGTACACCATCGTATCTTTCTGTACTTCTCTTATGATTCTCATGCGACTTCTGTACCTGCCCAGAAGAATTGCTTCAATCCTCCACCCGTAATGACTCGGTTGTTCCAGGCGGCTAGCCGCCCCGAGCTATCGAGCATCATGGCAGTTGCTCCGAAGTGCGTAATACCAAGGCCGCTATCGAGCTTGGTATCGTATCGTACTTGCAGACTCTTGACCTTTTCCATGCTCACACGCGGGTCGCTTACGGCGACGAGGTGTGCTGCAAGGTATCGCGTAACTAGGTCAAACGTGGCATCGTCTAAACGATCTCCTACGACGTTCGTAAGCATCAGTACAGCATCGTCGATGAACGGCTGTACTTCTGGTATTCTGTCAGCAGCAAACGCCACTAATCGCCTTACGTCGTCCTCGGTGGTTGCCATTAGTTCTTCCAGGTAAGTAAAGAGCCTTTATGTATTTTCTTGACGCCGTTGGCGTCGTAGATCTCGTAGAACGGATAAGCACCCTTAGTCGGCTTCGCCGTCTCGTCGATTACGTGCTCGGAATCGTTCTTCCAATCCCAGCCATTCTTGACCCATTGCGGTAATACACGCTCTCGGTCGTAGTCGCACCAGCGACAGGACTTGATGGTGTATTGGATGACCGTGTTGCGTAGTTTCTTGGGCTCCGCTGGCGGAGCAGCTTTTGCCGCTTCATGCAGGCTATCGTGCAGGTCCAACATTTCCTCGCGGCTCAGGCCGCTAACATCTTGCTTATGGTCGTTCTGTAAGTGATCTTCGATCTTACCTGGAAAGGACCAATGGCGATTCGATTTTGGTTTTACCTCAGGTTTTACCTCAGGTTTTACCTCAGGAGCCGGTGAACCGGAATCGATAGTTTTGTCTTTTGGCTGGTCATCTGTGATGATGTTAATAGGTTGGTCTAGTTCGATTGGTCGAACAGTAACCGTACATCCTACAGCAAACAAACATAAAACGATCAGTAGTAAATTTTTCATATTGAACCTGGATTCACTTTAGAGCCTGGGAATACCCAGAAAACGTGTGTTTTGGCACATTGCCACAAGCTGCTCATCGTGATTAGTCCGAAGCCATCTTCTCCCCACCCAGAGCCGCCTACGCGACCTAAGAGTGGATTCTTGGATGGACCCCAAGAGTTCTGGATGTCGGGATGGACTAGATCCTCGCCACCTACCCATTTACCACTGTGCAATAGCACAGCATGATTTCCGAAACCTGCCGACTGTTGAACATAGCCTTGACGTAACGCCGAAAAAGATCGGCCTGCGTGGACGGCTATTTCAACTTGGTGATCCCGAGCCAAAGCGGAAGCAATGGCGATCTTGAATGTCTGATAGTCGGTATTAGGGACTCGAAAAGGCTCGAACGATTGGAATGTTTTTGCCGCTTCATCTGCTGCCTTCAGCAGCGGTTGATTGACTTGGCGGCGGTTGAATGCTGTTAGCGGGAACAGCATCTCGACTCCGTTTACTCGGAGTTTTACGGGAGCTACGCCCCCTTGCATCGTATAGTTCATGTTGTCTATCAACTGTGAACCACCATCGCGTCCGCGATTGACGTTCATGTATAAGTGGCTATCAGCCAGAAATACTTCCGCCATGCCGTCAAGGGCTCGACGATTGTGATATGCAGCAATAGTTGCGCTGCTGGCACACTTACCGACCGAGCCTTGGTTGACAATCAAGCCACTTCGCAGTCGTCTAAACGACTTGTATTTATCGCCCTTCAGCGACTTCTCTATATCAGCCGGATCGAGAAATCGATCTTCGCCGTATAGCGGATAACGCAAAGCGTTTTCGGTATCTTCCTTGGTAGGCATCAAAAGCCCAGTGGCTACTTGCGAGCCATCGGGCAATGTGATTACGTCGTACTCGTTACTCATTTAAGTATGTCCTCAAGTCCGTTCTGCCATTTGACGACTTTGCGTAGGCCAGTAACCTTACTGTCGGCAACCTCTGCCGCTGCTAGCAGCGGAGGCTCGACTTTAAGGCTTGCAGCCTTCGCAATCACTTCCTGCCAGTTAGGATCGTCTTGGTCGATGACTAGCCACCCCTTGAAGCCATGCTTCTCTACGAAGCTCTTAGCTTCACGAATGGCGATTACCTCATCGACGCTTGGCGTCTGCTTTTCGTGTACACAAAGTAGTAAGGTGCCGTTAAGCGATTTACCGCTATCCGGCGATTTACTCGGTAGTAAATAACTCGCCCCGAAGATAAACAAAGCGAGGAATATGACCGCTAACGGTCCTGGTTTGTTGTCCATCGTTTACTCCTTTGGAGGAGTAGGCGATGCAATCTCGGATAGAACAGTGACCAAGGCCGCAACGCCTTCCTTCGAGCCGTGCTTTTCCATGTAACGCAGAACGGCTTCGGTGTATTGTAATGCTACGGCTCGGTCAGGGACGCTAGGAGCGTCCGGCTGGCCTTTCATAGATTGCTTATGTAGACGTTCTAAAACGTCCTCAATAATTGAATCACGTTTGTCGTTAACTGGCAACAAGGGCTTCACAAGCCGCCAGATTGCCCAGATACCACCAGAACCGCCGACTACGGCGGCGATGACTGCAAGAATTGTTTGTAGATCCATATTTATGCCCCGTATCGGATTGCTCCGACAAATACTTCATCGTCTTTTTGGTCTAAAACAGACAAGCCCGATACTTGCCTGTTGGAAAAATACTGAAACACCGCCATAAGCACTTGAATGAACAATGCGATTAAGGCAGGATCAATAGCTTTGGTTCTGCGATCTTCCTTGACTAGCCGCTCGTATTCGACTCGATTGCCGCTTGCAGCGGCCCAGTGAGTCCTAGCGACCTGTACTGCAAGTCGCTTGTGTGCCAATGACAGTTTCTTTCTGAACATTTCGTTTAGCCTTGTACTAGCTCAAACTTAGGTCGGCCCCAGATTGCAATTAGGTCATCGTCGGATTCGACGATATCACCTGTGAAATAAGCCTTAGATCCGACGCGGTGCTTTCCGCCTAGAACCTTGAACTTGCGTTTAGTGCTCTTTACTTCGGGAACCGAAGCAGGAGCCTCAACGACAGGAGCCTCAACGACAGGCTCGGTAGATGTAACTTCGTCTTTGGATTTCGCCATGATAGATAATCACCCTTGGTACAAAAATACCGCCCACTCAGGGGTGAAGCTGAATGAGCGGTATGGCGGGACGAGGATTTGAACGACTGCTAATTAAGCAGTTGTTGCGTTTCCAGTGAAGTGAACAATACCGCACTTGGAGTTTTGATCCGTTTTCATCAACGGAACCATCATCGCCATGACTCGGAAGTTAATGGTTTCACCGCCATCGGTTGACCATTGAACTGTTCGAAGATCCATACCCATCAAGACCGAAGCGGTCATTGGGTCGCGTTGAACCATGAGCAATTGGTTTCCAGTCAAGTAGTCCAATTGTTGGACACTTGCGATGCCTGGAATTCCCAGCAACTTGTTGTAGACGTTAGGTCCAGCATAGTTAGCTGTGTAATCTTGCATCATGTACTGCATCAACGCTGGGCTATAGAACAGGTTGTAAGGCCCGTACTGATAATCATCGTGAGCTTCCTGAATCATCTTCAGAACGCTGTTGAACAGCATGCTTGGGGTCCATCCAGCAACCGTTGGGTTGAGGAATGCACCAGTCGTTCGTCCTGGGAAGTTGGTCAAACCATAAAGGCTTTGTCCACCGTAGGAGTACGATCCCCAAGTACCGAGAACTAGCTTCTCAGCAGCTTCAGCGACCTTACGTCCGCAGTATTCGAGCATGTGAACAGGAAGTCGCTGTCCGGTCTTACGAGCGATAGCGATTTCGCGTGCTTCGAGGCTGAATTCCTTGTGGATGATCGGCAATGGAATGCTGACCAAATCAACAACAGTTCGGTCGTTACCAGTGTTCGACTTAGGCGACATGCTGATAGTAGCATCGTCGATGTCGCTAACTCGTTCGTACTGATAGATCGAGTGGCTGTAAGCCTCTGGGAAGTTGACCGATTGGCCAGCAGCTTGCAGAGCGTTAATCAATTGGAGACGAGGACGCGCGACTTCTACGAGTCGTTGATCCAAGAACTCCCATTCATTCTTGCGGAGCACGGCTCCGGCGTTGGTTGCCAACTGTGCTTGATACTGACGATTACCGTTATCGTCGTACTTGCCGTTCCATACTGGAACGTAATCGCGTCCGTCGCTTCCGACGAAAGGTCGGAACGACATATAGTCGCCTGCTTTAAGCAAACGGCTTGCAACGGAGCCAGAAGCGTCGAAGCCTTGCCCGTTGTTTACAATAAACTCTGTTTGTACTTCACTCATTTTTGATCTGTGAGGCTTTCTTTGGGATTAGGCAATTCGAACGAGCATTAGTTGTTCACCAGAAGTCGTTCCTGCTTCTTCAGCAGTAGCGAAAACTTTAGGAACAGGAGTTGTACCGATTCCGGTAGCTGCTACGAGCAATCCGGCGTTGTTGACCATCAACCTGTCGCCGATAGCGAGAGTCACGCCAGTTGGAACTCTTGCGTAACGCAAGGCACCAGCAGGGCTATACTCAGCTCGGGCAGGGGCACCTGCGGCATAAGCCACATCGACGCCTCCGGTGGACCCGTCACCTTGGAACTTATCCTCGATAACGAGGAGAGTCGGAACCGAAAGTCCTTGTGTCGCTACAGGAGTTAGTTCGTCAGCGGAAGTCCGAGCAACGAAAGTTCCTGGCTTGATCGAAGTACCAGAAGCGGTAGGCTTCTCGATCATTGGTCCTTCGACTTCGGTATTCTTGATAATTGTTCTTGCGTTTGCAGTCGTCATGGCTTAATTAGCTCTTTGCGAAAGAAGGAGGAGGAAGGGGAACCGATTCGCTGGAAGCGGTGGAACCGCTTGCTTGGTTGCCCACGAAAGCCTCGCCAGCGTAAACGCCGGAGTTTTGCTTAGGAGCAGGAGCAGCGATAACAGTTGCCAACTTGTTAAGGTGTGCGGTCGAGAAGGAAGCTAGTTCTTCCTTGGTGAATGAATCCTTGGTGTTCGCCACGATCTTGTCGATCAGAGCTTCTCGCGTCTTGACTGCTAAATCAATCGCGTCGTTGACTTGGTTCTTAACGCCTTCCGAAGCATGTTCGAGCAATTCGGAAACCGAATTACAAACGATCTTCGCGGGCGATTGAACTGGTGCGGGAGCGGGAGCCGGTGCAAGGGCTTTCTCGAAAGCCTTGAACTGGTCGTCGCTCATGTTCGTTACGAACTCAGCGTGTTCGCTGCCGAGCTTGTTGATGAGGTCTTTTCGTTCCATGTTCTCTTGTTTTTGGTTTTGGACTGAGTAAGTAACTTTGCGAGTTACAGGTGTCGCATTACCTATTAGTTTAACTAATCCAGATTCTATTGCATAATTTTGGCGAAAATAGGAAGATTCCCCTTGACTGGACTTTTCGAACACGACATATTTGTCATATACGGCTACGATGTAGGCGTAAATATTCGGGCCTTCAGCCGTCATTACTTCATGCTCTGCATATACAGCCTGCCTTACCTGATCTACAATTTCGGTGAGGTTCTTAGCATTACCTACCAGCTCCGGTAGCTGTTCAGGTCTAGAAGGCTTCTCAGCCTTATTGACGAGAAGCCCCGCACCATCTTTAAGTGAGCAGGCACCTTCCCCTGATAGGATGATTGCCAAGTGGTCAGGACGATAGTTCGTCGCCTTTGCGACGTATTCGTTGTTAGCAAACGTACCTTGTAAGGGCTGTGCATCGATATACAATCCTGTAGATACTTCGAGCTTCTCGCCTGCGTGTAACGCAGCTTGAACAATCTCGGCTCCTGGTACTTTGCCTAAGCGGTCGATCTCGAACCACGCTTCAGCGACTAGTCGCTTTTTGCGTTTATCGTACTTGGTGTTGAGGACCATCCCTACAGCGTGCTTCTCTAGGGATTCGGGCGAAGCCCCCGACACCTTAGTACCATCGGACGTTTCAGGGTGGTTAATGGTGATTGGCTTGGCATTCCAAGCAGGCACCGACATAGCAATGTCATTGCCCTCGTAATACACTGGACCCGCAGAACCTTTCCAGACGCCTTCGACGATCATGGAAACAGGAGCTACTAGGTAGTTTCGGCCTTGTAAAGTCTTTTGGGATACCTTAGCCGACGCTAGGTTCGCTATCAGTTTTTCCATCTTCGGAATACTCCAATACGTTCTTTTCGTTCCAGTAAGCTACAATTCCCACGAAAGCAGGAATGTGGATGTTCCATACAAAGTTGACGATACCTTTATCGATCTCACGGAGATGATATTCGCATTGCTCGACGATTTCATCGTCACTCAATTCGCCTTCAACTTCGACCATGCTGTTGACGAGATAGAGGTCTGCAACATCCATAGCGAATAGTGCCGCAGACTCTACGTCTTTTTGTTTCATAGCTGCTACAAAAAGTTGAGCAGCAAGTGGGTTAAAGTGCATTATCGTTTGGGCCTTTGTTGGGTATTAGTTGGGGTCTTGTTAGGGTCTTTCGATTGTCCTGGCTTCGGCATTTTGGGGATCGAGCTTGGGATATTGCCATTCGCCGAGCCTGATAGAACTGATTTCAGTTCAGCCAGGACTGGCGAGAATTCAGTCTTATCTGCGGCCATGATTGCTTGTACCATTTGGGCCGAGAAGCCCATGACCTTGCCAAGATATTCAGGCAATGGAATCAAGGCTTCGGCACCCGAAGTCGCGTATCTTGCTAAGCCTTCGGACATCTTGGCAGCTACTTCGGCTTGCTCAATGATTGAGAGCGGAGCCATAGGCTCCCATCTCACCATATAAGGTAATGGCTGATCTTGCTGCGGCTTTGGTTCTGGGAGAACCCCTGCCTGGATAAGACGATCAAGCGTTGGCCTAATGATGTATGGCGTTACGTGACGCTCTTTTCTAAGAGCAATACGTTCTCGCCAAAGAATGGTGTCCTGCGGGCTGTCTAGCTGGCCTTGCTGCGATCCTATGAATGTCTGCATTGGGATGCCTTTATTCATGGCAATCAGCATCAATAGGTTCTTAGTGTGATTGGTAGGGTCGGCTACCTGTGGCAATAGCGATTTAACGCTTACGCCGACCATAGTGATGTACCGCTGCAATCCTTCGGCATACAGCTTTACGTCCTCACGTAACGCTTCGCGTTCTTCTGCGGAGAAATCGCCGTGTTTGGGATCAACTTCGAAGCTAAGCCCTGGGAAGGCACCCTTCCAGAACATCTCACCAGAGCCTCCTACGACCTTGCGTAGATCGAGGAGACGGTTGTACACGGATTCCATCCGTGGGGCACCGAAGATCTCGGATTCAATGCGATTGTCCGCTATGTGGACGACCCGCGACCAGTGGACTCGATGATTCTGAGCAGTTGTTTCGGTAGAGCTAGGATGCTCTTGGAACGTCAATGTGTAGTATCGTGGCTGTCCGTAACGCGGATTCGTCCGGTCGTCCTCAAATTCCATGATGGAAACAGAGCCTTCACCAAATACCCTGTAGTAGAGTATTTGTGCATCGCCACGCGATTCCAATGGTCCGGTTTCATCGAAGCCCGGTGCGGGCGTTTCAAACTCTCCGCCATCGTCGAAGCCGAGAAATAGAATACCGAATCGTCCGATACCGCTTACGCGGTCAGCACGATGGAGGTAAGAATACAGATTGGTCTTGGCGTTTAGGCGGTCAACCGCCTTTTCGAAGTCGGTTTCGCGTTCTTCCTCGGTTTCATAGACGCTTGGATAGTCTTTCCAGCATTCGTCCGGCTGAATATCCACGACCCGATTGGCAATTTCATGGCGACGATACATCGTCACGTAATCAGCAGGTGTGATAGTTTGGGGATAACCGCACATCTGATCGAGATTTCGATCTAGATTTTCGCCGTCCATAATAGGCACACCGGCTAACGCTCGGTCAAATAAGTTTGTGACCAGTTCTAGACTGCGAATGTGCTGAGTTGGATCGGGTTTCACGGTACTTACCTGAGAAAGAATTAGAGACGCTAATTCTGTATTGTACCATGATTGAAGATATTACCTCGATTTTCGAGGCTAAACGAAAAACCCCGTCTAGGACGTAACTTATTTCCTAGACGGGGTAATGCTGAAGCCGCGAAGCGACTTCGTTACAGATCCCACACATGGTAGGATTATACGAAAAACCCCCTCGGACGAAAGGATTAAAACTTCCGAGGGGGTCTATGTAGCTTGCCGGTAAAGGAGGAGAGCAAACCCGGCAAGCAAGGAGGGGTTCAACCTGACAGTTGTACTTCCATTGTACCCCGCTAGCGGGGCGGTGTCAAGAGATGTAATAAAATTCTTGCCAAAGTCAAATCATTTGGTAGAATGGTACGATCCACGGCCTAGCCGTGGCGGGTGGACTCGGGGCTGGACGCTCCCCATCCGGGCGCGTGTTAGCGTGAAAGCCAAGCCTACTAGGTGGCAGATCGGGTAGTCAAGCATTACGACTTGGGAAGCTGAAAGCTTCGGGGAATGACGTGAGATACGGCATCTTCCTACAGCGTGGTACTAGGAAGCGACAGGATTACGCTAACACATAGCCCGCATCTATATGCGGGTTGGGGAGTGTAGTAGGGGCACCTACTACGACGGGCAAAGAGAACTGAAGATCCTCTGTACATTACCTAGCGAAAAACTAAACCCAAGCTCTGTGTACCCTCACAACTTGGTCCCGTGGCATTCACCTATAAGGTGTAACTAGCTAGAGTAAGAACCCCTGGATAGGTAACACATCCATAGCCAAACAAGCCGTTACACGGCTAAAACAAACACCGCAAGGCATAATGCCGGGCATAGAGGGTTCCCACGCACTTACTTCAAAACGCCTAATTTAACCGTTTGCTTGGTCAAAACATTGAATGCTAGCGAAGTGGCATCCACTTGGTCGTCATGCGACCCATCTGGGAAATACATGAATTCAGACTCGTAATCGTCCCAAACTTCACCGCCAATGGCGGTGTGGATGTTTCCCATGTTGATCTGAGTCGAGAGCGAATCCGCTCTAACTAGCTTACTGCCGCTGGAAGCGGCCTTTTCGACGTGGACGACGAAGCCATTTAGCCGCTTCACGGCTGCTTTGGCAGCGTCGATACCTGCGGAGCCTAGTTCTTGCTCTAGAGCGATCTTAACGTGCCTGCCATCGGCGTGAGCCGTTGCTACGATGATCTTCTCGCGTTCGTCCGTGTCCCACTGACCTCTGCGAATGTCGAGAATCCAGATCGTCCCATCGTCCATCATTCCCAGCTTGGCGCCGACCGTAAAGTCGCCGCTAGCCGCGAGAGCGGCTTTATCCCAAGCACGCACGATCTTTTTGAACGCTCGATCCGCTGGCGGAGCCAAGTGCTTAACGACTCTATCTATCTTGATAGCACCACCACCGGGCGGAATGGGCTGTTGCAGGATTTGTCCTGCGTAGCCCCAATCACCTAACTGGACCCGCAAATCGGCAAGAGCCTTCCGGCTCAATCGATCAGGGTCGAACAAACCATCGACGTAGTGTTGACGTAGTTCAGGTGGATTGATAAAGTCGGATTCGACCCCCGGCAAGCAGATCAGCTTGACATTTGGATATTCTTTCAGCATGACTGCCGTAGGGTCGCCAACGGAGATCCGTTGCATGACAAGGTAGGTGAAGGACACGTCCTTGTCCACTTTCCGGCTCGGCAGCGTTTCTTTCATAAACCTAGCCGCCTCTAGCTGCGCTGCTGCCGATCTACCGCCCTGCGGGTCCAGAGGATCGTCGATGCCCAGAACGTGGGCGTGACGCCCCATGATACCGCCTTTGATGCCGTAGGCGTATCTATCGCCTCCGAGCGTATTACTCCAAAGGCTCATCTTGTTTAAGTCGCCGCGTAGCTCGATTTCGGGGAATAGCTTCTGGTAGAGCGGAGATTGAACCACACGTCTGCTCTTGACGGTGAGTTCGAATGCTAGATCTTCCGTAAAGCTGGCACCGAGGAACCGCAGCCCTGGAAACCTAGTCCACGCCCAAGGCGTGTAAAGGACCGTGAAGATCGATGACTTCGACGTACCGGGACTGATGTTGCAGATTAGATCGTATTCCTTCGGTTCGCCGCGAAAGACCCTTTCGGATGCGACCTGAAGTTCGTTGCACAGGTACGGGATGTGCCAATTTACCTTTAGTTTCTGGTCGGAGATCACAGGCCAGAAGGTTTTGACGAAGTGGAAGTAGCTCTCTCTACAAAGGCGGCTTAGCTCGCCGTAGTAGTCAATTTGCATTATTTGCCTCTATACATTAGAATTAACGCTTCTCTTACTCTATCATAAGGTAAACTTATGCCTAAGCCATCAAAAAAGCCGAAATCGGCTACTACAGTGTTCTTGGAGTCTTGTGCTCGCCGCGCGAAGCGGATTCTACTAGGAATGGGCGAAGAACCGGCAGAGCCGGTCAATCGCGGGTTCAACCGCACTAAGATCAAGCTATCCGAGAAATACGCACATACGATTCTCGACAGCACAAAAGAAGGGCCGTGTGCGGCCCTTGCTCGGAATATGATCGACTTAACTGTGTCCTTGGATAACTATTGGGCACAGTTGTTTCCCATTATGGAGGAAATCGATCACAAGATTAAGACTCAGAACTGCTATCTTGAGATTGATCCGACTGGGTGGTACTTTCGGGATTCGGCTGGGAATCTTCTTTCTTCAGGCGAATCCCTCCGGCTCTGGTTAGCATCTCACGCACAGTTGTATACCGATTGGGAAGTCGAGGTGTTTGACCGCGAGGCGGAGTAAGTGCTTCCCTCGGGATCGTTTCGGGATCGACTACGATACCCTGCGAATCCAAGATATACTGAGCGATGCGTGCCCGATCTCGGGCCTCATCGTTCGCCTTCCATTGTTCGATCAGCTTCAGCTTGTGCAGGCGTGCCTGCTCGTAGCGTTCGTACTTGGTAGCATCCTTTTCGCATAGATACTCCAAGAATTCCTCGTTTTCGGGGTTCTTGGGTAGGTCTTTGAGCCAGTCTTTGAGCTTTTTCGCCGTTGTGAATCGGAAAAAGCTACGGGCTTCGCCCGATCTGATGGAGATGGAGAGGTCCATGATGCCCAATTGGGGGATTCGGACGTATCCAGTCTCTTTGAACTGAGCTACTAGCTCGATGAAAGCCGACTCAACGACTGCCTTAGCCAAACCCTTAGTAATCCCTTGCTGTTTGGCAACAGCCTCGGATATCGACTTAATTGTTGTGGTTTTTTTCTTGATTTTACCCATCGTCATGCCCTGTATTGTGTATATTAGGTGTCAGAAAGGGGTATATCATACCATGCAATTAGAAGAATTTCAGCAAAAAGTGTCGGAAATGTTGTCCGAGGTCGAATTCGAGGACTCCGATCAGGTTACTGTTCTCGCTAGCTACTTAGCTGCTTGCAGCAGCAATGTAGTCCGGCAGATCAACGAAGTCTACAATGAAGCCACCGGCTTCCCGGTAGACGATAACTACGACGAACACATGGCAAACCTCGACACTTTGTCGTTTGCTCTCGGTGTTGACGTAGTTACGCTAAACGAAGAACGACTTAGAGCGGCCCTGCTCGCTCTGCAATGCCGCTTAGCACGCAAAGCGTTGCTCGGCAACGTAGATCAGATTCAAGTGTTCGATTGTATGCTTGGGATGCTGACTGGATACGTCGCAGGTGTCTTGATCGCTTCGCGTTCGGACGACCTTGAGAACAAGGAAAGATGGCAGGCTGTCGGGAATATGCTGCGAAAAGATCTATTTGATCGTATCATGGCAGAAATCAGCAAGCACAATCCAGATGTAGGACAGCTAAACTAGATGTTCAAGGCATTTTTGGCGTTAATTCTAGGCCTAACGCCGCTGTCTCAGCGGCTTCGGCCTGTGGAATACGTGGATATGATCGAACTGAATCATTTCCACAACAAAAAAGGCCAGCACGTCTATTCTCAGGTCATTTTCTACGAAAGATTGGCCGATAACGGCCAGTTTCGTGTTAGGAGCTGGGCATTGATCGAGATGCGAGAGTCGTTAAACCGACTACCGCAATACGATCCTACGGTCGATAAGGTCGTGGTGGACATGAAAATGCCCGATGGTAAGGTAGTACGGCTGGAAAGCCGTCTTTTTAAGGAAACTTGGACTGATTTTGATCCTGAACGTCGGGATAAGGACAAGTTACCGGAGCAATTTAGACTACGGCTAGCCGTAGAAGGGATTAAGAAATGGTAAAAGTACAGCTAGTTAAGCCAATCGAAGGCTTTGAGCCTTTCGCCGAACTCAGAGTACCTGAATTCTTAGATTACTACATGGACTCCTACGGTGAAGTGCAGCAGAACTTCAATAGCGACTGTACCATACCTGTATTGGTACTTACCCCGCTGAAAGCGTGGAGGGATGCTACACAGATCGATATCGAAGCAGCCCTTGATGGCGTAGCCATCGAAGGCTTGTTTGGCGATGGTAAAAGTCCAAAGAAATCTATACTAATAGGCGGATACCGCCTTGCAGATCAATTGCGTTTCGTAGACGCAGATGGAGTCGATTGGCACTCCTGTAAGGTATACAAATAATGGTATTCACAGGCGTCTACATTTTCTTTGCCATCTGCGTGCTATGCCCGCCGATTGGCTTTTTGGTGGCGTTGTATTTACTGCTCGCCGTAATCGGCGATGTTATCGCACCTGCGTCTAGACGCAGAAGGAATAGGTGGTAAATGATCTGGTTTACTAGCGATACCCACTTCAACCACGAAAACATCGTCAAATACTCCAATCGTCCGTTTACGGACCTCGGAGAAATGACTGAGGTTCTAGTCAAGAACTGGAACGAAGTCGTGGAGAAGGGTGATACAGTGTACCATTTGGGCGATTTCGCCCTATCTTACGGTAAGCAGTCAGTCGATGTAATCGACAAGCTGCTATCGCGTCTGAATGGCCAGAAGCACTTAATCAAGGGTAATCACGACAGAAAGCAGGTACTCGACAATCCGAGATGGGCTTCTGTTAGGGATTACCACGAAATCAAGGTAGACCTTGGTGGAATCCATAAGCAGCGTATCGTAATGTCCCATTACTGTATGCGTGTATGGAACCAAATGCACCGAGGAGCGTGGATGCTCCACGGTCACAGTCATGGCAACCTAGCCGACCCTGGCGGCAAAGTTCTGGACGTAGGCGTAGACGTATGGAATTACGGCCCGATCTCATTGGATGCCCTACAAATCTGGATGGAAGCCAGAGAGGTAATCGCATACGATCACCACGTACCGGAGTAACTAGAATGATAGCGTTTACCGAAGAATCCCAAAAACCCAAGCCAAAGCAGGAGGCTACGCCTCCCTCGGAAGCTGCAACCTATTGCGGTGTATTAGGTACTGCTCTAGCTGTAGCCATCAGCTACACAGCCTACAAGTCTATCGCCTGGGCGATACTTCATGGCTGCTGCGGTTGGCTCTTTGTCCTATGGTACTGGCTATTCCGCACCTAATTAAACCTCCAAATTGGGCGTCTAGACGCCCTTTCTTCGTTTCCAAGTCCAATCACACCACTTTACCTTAAAACCGCTTCTACGAGGCCGCTAGCGGCCTTAAAATCGAAATTCAAACCACTATGGCAAACCGAACCAGTATATCCGACTTCCAATCCTACCGCGATGCTTGCCAGCTAGCCGCTACCGACCCTGCTGCCTTCAGCAGCTTCCGTCGTAATCCGGCACTAACTCAGATCTGGGAACACGTATCCTACGATCTAGGGCAGCAATACCTGGATCTAATCGATCTAGATCGATATCATCCCAAGAATTTCGCCCAAAACGACACAATCGGCGGTGCCGATACCCACTACTATCCCAAGATAGACATGGCCATCAGTCCATCTACTCTACGGTATATCCACGTACTACAGGAACTTGACCGACATTTCGGTCTAGAATACATAGATTCCATCGCCGAGATCGGCGGAGGATATGGTGGTCAGGCTGCTGTGATATTCCAATACTTGAACTGGAAGCTGGAATACAAGATCTTCGATCTGCCTGAAGTCCGGTGGCTAGCTCACCAGTACCTAGGGCAGCTAGGAGATAAACTCGGCTACCGAGTTGTGGATACACGCTGGGAATTCGATCTTTTGATCTCCAATTACGCATTCTCCGAGCTATCGGAGCAAGTACAGCAACAATACTTCGACGATGTAATCGTCCACTCCAAGAACGTCTACATGGTTTACAACCATATCAGCGAGGTATTTGGCATCAAATCCTGGTCTGTAGCTGAATTTGGCCGTAAGCTCATGTCCGCAGGATTCCAAGTCCTCGTTCTCGACGAGGCACCTAAGACCCATGCACGCAACTTCGTGGTCGTGGCGACCAAGTAAAACATTGGGAATCGATCAACTTTACTAGCAGTCAGACACTACCCATCTTTTAAGAAAAACAGGGTAGTTTTTATTACAACATCTAGGCGGCATTAGCCGCCTTTCTTTTTTACCTCCCGATCTGCAAATGCGGAGGTATCTTGTACCTTAGTTACCTATGTCGTCCGGTCGGCTAGCTGACCATTTCTCTGTACTTGGCCGTGTAACGGCCCTATTGCCGCTGAAAGCGGCTGCTTCTGCGGGCTTCCTTTGCTCGGCGAAGCCGAGTTTTGAAGTTTGGTTTTTATAAAAAATTTGAATTCGGGACTAAGCAACCGAAGCGGCGTGCCGCTTATGATAAGCAGAACTAATATGACCCCCCTTATCAATCGAGCTTATCATCATTCGATCTACTGCCCACTATCTGGGCACTAGTGCCCAATAACTATGCTACGTCCGATAATGTACATTATGTTCGCTTGCCTAGTACGTATGCGGGCTGCTAGCAGCCCTAGGTAGGTCGAGGGGCTGCTAGCAGCCCTAGGTAGGTCGAGGGGCTGCTAGCAGCCCTAGGTAGGTCGAGGGGCTGCTAGCAGCCCTAGGTAGGTCGAGGGGCTGCTAGCAGCCCTAGGTAGGTCGAGGGGCTGCTAGC